TGTTTCAGGTTCTATGCGTAGTCCTGCAACTGGAAGTAGACCAGGAATGCCTGAGAGTAAGACCTCATGTGGTGATGTTGCAGCACTGATGGCTTCATCCATTGCACGTACTAATCCAGAGACAGACGTTATCGCGTTTGGTACTCATGCGGCACTGGTTCAGGACTTTAATCCTAGAGATAGCATTGTGTCTAACTCTACAAACCTGTCAAGACTAGGCGATAAGCTAGGATACGGTACTAACATAGCTAACGCTATGAACATAGTATGCCAGAAGAAGTACGACTTTGTACTGTTCGTTGGAGACTCTCAGTCTTGGATGGATCATAATATCAACGGTAAGGCCAGAAGCTATTATAAAGATCAAGGCACTAGCCTTTCTACATTGTGGGAAAGCTTCAAGAAGAAGAACAAGAGAAGTAAGTTAGCGGAAATTGTAGTTGGACCTTACGCCACAACCCAAGCGCCTACTTCCGACCCAAGGGTTATGAACATCGGAGGCTTCTCTGATGCCGTATTCGATGTACTGAAAGAATTTGCTCACAGGAACGACAATACTAATTTCTTAAACGTTATTAGTGCTGTCAAGTTATAATCAAGTAGCTGGTGCGATACGTAACTATGCCTCCATATAGTGTAACACCCATCGCATCAGCTATTTTTATTTAGGAGACTTAGGAATGTTGACAAAATTTGTAGTGATATCTATACTTGTTGTAGTGATATTATCTTTACAGACTGTAGTATCGACAGTAATTCAACCAGAAGTTAGTACCAGTTTAGCACTGGAACAGTTTGCAGATCCTTCTGTGGCTGTAGATAGTGTTTCTCGCCTTATGGATAGAATAACATCTAGAGTACTCGCTGGTAGTTGGATACTGTTAGGAATTGGCTCAGCCTTGTGGTTGCGCAAGGATTTACTTAATTATTTTAAGAATAGGAAGTAGGATACGATGAAGAACTTAGGAATTTGTATTGCACTGTGTATGTTGTCCTTCGTAGTAGTTGGTTGCCGTAAGCCTTATCACGAGAAGATGCTCGTTGATGTTGGTACTTCGGAAATCGCAGTACTAGTAGAGACAATTAATGATAACGGTCAAGCCGTTGTAGCTCCACCTACTAAGGTTGAGAAGACTAAGGACGGTAAAGTCAAAGCTAGTGGAAAGAACCTTGATGTTAACGGTGAAGCTGTTGACTTCTACAAGAAGCGTGTTGTAAATGCTAGAACCGTAGAGATTCCTTACTACTGGAAGCAAACGCATCGTATTAAGACGTTTTCATGGGAACATGCTGGTAATGGTGAGTGGAGACCAGCCGCTAGACTCATTGTAGTAGACACAGCACCAGTCACAAGAGAGTGGGCTTCTGATCTTAATAAAGGCTCTAGCGCTAAGGACGAGGCTATTTGGGCAGAAAGTAAAGACAGCGTAGGCTTCTCTACTGGTATCTCAATCACTGCGAGAATTGCTAATACGACAGACGCTATTAGATTCTTAGCTAACTATCCTCCTCAACAAAATAGAGAATCAGTCACCGAAGGTGGCGCTCCCTTTAAGGTAGAGGTTGCTTCGCTTGAAGATGTGATGGATCAGGAGGTACGAACTAAGGTGCAGGAAATTTTCGCCTATGAAGCTGCTGCACACGATATGGATCTTCTAAGAGAAGAGAAGAGACAGATCATGGACACGGTACGTGACGGTAAGACGTGGACTGATGTAGACAGTGAAGAAGAACGTACACTTGAAGGAGTAGTAGACTTCTTCAAGAGACGTGGTATCACTATTACAACCATTGGTCAGTTCGGTGGATTCACCTACGAGAACAAGCAAATTCAGCTTGCTATCGACAAGGTGTTTGAGGCTCAACAGGATGAAGAAGTAGCTAAAGCAGAATCTAAGGCTGCTGAGCAACGTAAGGTCGCTCTGAAACTCAAAGGAGAAGGTCTTGCTGAGCAAGCTATTGAAGCTGCCAGAGGTAAAGCGGAAGGCGTTAAGCTGGAAGCGGAAGCAGAAGCAGAGGCTATTGAATTAGTTGCCGATGCTAAAGCCTACGAGCTAACTAAGCTGTCGGAGAATCCAGAAGCGTATCTAACGCTGAAAAGTCTGGAGATCGAAATGAAACGTCTGGAAGCCTGGGACGGTAAGTATCCGAGCTATCTGATTCAAGGTGGAGGTGGAGGTGGATTAGGAGTACCTAACTTACTGCTAACCACTCCTCAACCAGCGGCGTTGAAGACTAAGTAAACTATCCCTGCCCCTTCGGGGGCAGGATTTTATCATCATTGAAACAAAGGAATATGACAATGAAGAAGTTAAGTACACTGTTGATTTTGTGTGGACTATTCGTGGCGACCTCTGGTTGCAGCATTAAAGCTGGTTTCAAAGTGGGGACCAATCGTCCTGCGGATAATTATCAACTTCCATTAAAGTATGAGGGATACGATGCCGATGAATATAAGTAGAAGAGTTTTTAACGCTGTCGTGGCTGCTGTACCATTCGTAGGAGTCGCGGCTGCTCAAGCTAACGATACTTCCAAAGCTGTATGTCTAAGTGCTCACTATCAGGTGGGACGAAGAGGACGGATCATTAATGTAACGAAGCGTCTAGTTGATAACGACGAATTGTACTATGGGTTCTCCAATCAAGCCTCTTTAGCGAAAGCGTTAGATGTAGACTCTCAAGTAACCTTGTGGGGCATGGTTCACTATGAGCCGTTCGAATTCGTGACTAAAAAAGAACATCTTAGTATGCTGTCGAAAGGTAAGGACGATTTTTCTTACGTTGCAGTACCAATGCTCTGGGAATCATCTGGCAAGAATAAAGAGAGGTCTTTTGAGGAGTGTATCAACGCTTCTATAGATAGTAGTGCAGGCTATGGTAACTTCGATGCTATACTCTTAATCAGTAGGTCCAATCCAGGACTCTATGGTATTGTTGTGCGGCCTGTTCCGTTGACAGCGAAGCGGAAGGCAGTTGTCTCGACTCAGAAATAGTTTGAGAAAATTGAAAGAATAACCCGAAAAGCACTTGACAAATCTCAGAATTAGTGTATAATAAGGATGTCGGTGAGAGAAACTCACACTATCGGCTTGGCTGTAACCCAGGTGACGATAAGTGAGACACATTCAAATGCCAAGCATGACGAGTGTGGCGATCATCGACAACATGGGTGATTAACTCAGTGGTCAGAGTGCTACTCTTACAAAGTGGAAGTCGTTGGTTCGATTCCAACATTGCCTACTACAACAGATACGCCTCAAGATACACGCTCACAGTAGTGTAGTTTGTTGAGGGGATGATAATTGGAACGACTACTGATCGCCCGATATAGTATTGTTGTTAGCAGCGATGGCTGCAAAATGGTCTCTCGACAGGGGGACCGACACGGCTCTAAAGTAGGACTTGTGGCTGTTTTGTAATCAGCTTACTCTCGGATCGTTACCGAGTGGAGCCTCTTGTGTACGGAAGTGAAGCTAGTTGGCTAAGCAGGGTGTTTGCTAAACACTTGCTCTTAACTGAGCCGCATGTTCGAATCATGTCGCTTCCGCTTACTGCGCCCTGCGCGTTACACTACTTGCGAAAGCGGTAGGCGCGTCAGACCGAGGCGAATTAAAAATATCGGTTTAAGGGTGGTAATGCTCATTGGAGGGCAACAAGGTTTGAACCCTTGGTCACGGTAAAGCGTGGGCGTTCGATTCGTCTACCACCCGCTAGGGAATGCAAGTAACGATTACATGTACCATAATATCATTCGGGGCGACAGCCTCGGCAGTCGTTACAACTACTTGTCCCATTTATTTACTTGGGTGACACATGACACAACAAGAACGAGACCAGCTATCTATCGAGATAGCACAACGACTAGAAGAAACACGTGCTGAAAACAGTCCGTGTTGCGAGTCATAATACATAGCGGATTAGAGAAGCGGTCATCTCGTTAGCCTCATAAGCTAGAAACCGCTGGTTCGAATCCAGCATCCGCGACTTTCCCTTCGGGGAATACTGCCTCTTAGCGGAGGAACTGTCAGAACAAAAGCATCCATAGACTAGTATCTATCTGGGAGCTACAAAAAAGACGGGCGTACTAGCGTTAATCGTTTATCATAAAATGAAAATGGTAATCGGAGGCCATTGGGGACGGGCATCATACCTCCCTATATTACCTGATGGTGTAATGGTTGCACTAGTGGCTCTGAACCACTCAGTTTAAGTTCGAATCTTAATCGGGTAACTTAACAACGGGATAACGGAAGTCCTCGGTAGACTATCTTACCGATAGTTATTGCGCGGGGTGAGTGAAGCTGGTCTTGATACTATATGCATTAGGAACTCAAGGGTAAACACAGAAGGCGAGTGCCAGCACGTTGTTATATGGTCTACGGTCCCTCTGGTTGGGGGTACTAAGCTTATATCTTAGTTGTGCAGAGTTCAATTCTCTGGTAGACTACTTCCCTGCGAGGTTTGTATAATGTAACAGTAGTTATACTGCTATACCTGACTCTTGTTAGCTGTACAGTGATGGTTACATCCAAATGACAAGCGCAGTGGTTATAGGTGACGCTGAAAGAACTGGGTTCAACTAAATCTCCAAAATTTAGATAAGGGGTTCGATTCCTCCGTTGCCTGCTCGTTACAGTGTGTGGTTCTTTTGAAACATGCGTGTGCCACATTAAGCACTGTAACATCGGCTACGTATCTACGGGAGCTTGCTTCCGAGACTATAGATACCGAAAGCTGTTTAGTCGCAGCATGGAAAGTAGCTTCAACGGTTGTGTGCGTTGGCTTTGCTAAGGCAATTTTGAGGGTGGTCGGTGGGAACTTTTTATACTGTAGCGTGGTCTGCTACTTAATGCTGAATGGTGTAATGGTAGCACAAGGGTCTTTGAAGCCCATAGCCTAAGTTCGATTCTTAGCTCAGCAGCTTAGGTATTTATACCTTGGGGTCTTTAGCGGTATTTCCCCCACATGAAAGAAAAGCCTCTTGCTTCTGTGGTGAAACGGTATCACGCGAACTTGGTATGTTTGAGTCGAGGGTTCAACTCCCTCTGGAAGCTCTATTAGTTAGATGCTTCACACGATTATAGGAATAAGATATGGGAAAACCATCCGAGAGAAGAAGACTTAAAGCCAAGAGTAGATCAATTAGGAATAAGCGAGCTATACTAGGCAAGAGACTTACTAAACGTAAGAAGGCTAGTAATAAACGCAAAGGTATAGTAGACGACAACGTTGATAGTATACTTGAGTCTCCTCATATTAAACCAGAGGGACGTATGATAGTACTTAAAAGTAATCAGCCTGTATAATGGTCTATTGGTGGTACTGCCCCAAGTGTGGCAAAGCGACAGACGAATTCGAAGCTGTCAATACCAAGCTGTGCTACAAGTGTTCGGCAAAAATGAAAGAGAGAGCAGAGAAGTTTTGGTTGGCTTGGGTTAAGCAGTTAGACACACGAAAGATGATAACGAACGCTCTACTATCTCCGCGAATTCATATAGCACGTAAAAAACAGATGGCAAATAATAATACTCGAACCTTATAACCTCACAGTGATACTGATGGGGTTATTTTTTTAGGACAGGACACATGCTAGACTCACAGGAAACTTTCACGGACCCATGCTTACGTCACCTCCCCACGGAACATGCGGAACACCTACAACAGTACATGGGTTACTATGCTAACCCAGTACCAATAGATGTCAAGCTAGTCAGCCCCGACGCTAAGATGCCCACGAAAGGTATAGTAGAAGAGAATGACCACATTACGTATGGTGGTATTGATTTTATCTTTAACGTTGGCTATGATATTCATGTAGTGCAAGATGAAGGATGGCAGCAGGGATTGCATACCTACGAGGATAATAAGCGTGTTGACTATCCATCTGAATTTACTTTGTACCCACACGAATCCTATCTGTTCTCTACTGGTATCAAAGTAGCCACACCTCCTAACTGGGGATTCTTGTTTCGTGACCGTAGTGGTATCGGCATGAAATGTATTCTTGTTACGGCAGGAGTCATCGAGGGAACGTATCGCAACGAGTGGAAGGTGAAGCTATTAAATATGGGGAAAGTACCTCACACGTTCCATGTGGGAGATAGAATCATACAGGCTGTACTAGTGCCTATCATTCCTTCGGTAATGAGAAAGGCAGAGGGCGATCTTCCTGAAAGTACTCGTGGAGAGAAAGGTTGGGGGTCAAGTGGTAGATAATGCGGATGTGTATTCGGACTATAAAATCCTACATCATACCGACAGGATTAATCAAGTCATAAAGGGAGAACAAGTAGTTCCCGTAATGATTTTCTTAAACCTGTCCGATCTATGTAACCACGACTGTTCTTTCTGTTCGTTTAGAATGTCGGGGTATCCAAACAATCAAAAGTTTGCGACTGGAACAATGGCTAAGTTTGGTACTAACAATCCAAACAGAATGATTACTACCGACAAGGCTCTAGAGATCATCAAGGATATAAGCCTACTAGGATGTAAGTCTATAGTATTTACTGGAGGAGGAGAGCCTACCGTCCATCCTGACCATCATAAGTTATTTGAACATGCTTTAGACAACGGATTAGAATGCGGTCTAGTAACAAACGGACACCTACTTAATGAGAAGACCATTAAAACCCTGAATAGGTTTAAGTGGATCAGGGTATCAATAGAATCATCAGACCCTAAAGTTTATAGCTCGATACATAGAGTAAACGAAGCTGCATTTGATAAAATAGTAAACAACATATCTCTACTAGTCCAACATAAAAGTAATGTAGGTATGAACTATGTAATCACGGAAGACAATTGTAGTCACGATCAGATATTAAACTTCGCACAGATGGGATTAAATTTAGGCGTCAAGCACATTAGATTTGCTTTCTGCTTAACTCCCAAGCTACAGTCCTTCTACAGCGACTATGATAGTATCGTAGAAAGTATTAGTATAGCCAGATCCAAATATCAATCTGATAATTATACAGTCTACGACAATTTTGTTACACGTAAAGACAATGTGTCACACCAGCCAAACTATAGTCACTGTTATATGCAAGAGTTCACTCCAAACATAGGAGCGGATCTGAATGTCTATAGATGCTGCACCTTATCTTATAATGATAGAGGTCTAATGGGTTCAATATCTAATATGAGATTTTACGACTTCTGGAATAGTAAGCTTAAAGAAGAAAGCGTGAGTGCGTTTGATCCTACTGGATGCAAGATATGTCCAGTTAATTCTAAAAATCTACTACTGAATAAGATAAGGGATACTGATGACATCAACTTCCTGTAAATATATCCTGGACGAGTTAGGACATGCAACATCTATCTATACGGCAGATCAATGGGTTAACGGACTTGGTCCTACCCATATTTACCACTGGGATAAGACAGAAATAGATATATGTAGGTCCATAGATAAGGCTGGTATAAAAGGTGAAGACATACTGTTTGTACATTGCGATCCCTGTGATAGCGTCCCTGTTAGAAACTCTAAGCTATCTCGCGCAACCTATATGGTATCATACGGATGGGACATGAGATATATGCCATCAAACACAGTAAGTAATATGAAGGAGGCTTGCATAAATTTATTTATTAGTCTAGTCTCTAAGCCTCTTACGAAAACCTTTATCTCTGGTGGTATAGACTCCGTATGGATGCCTGCCACGTTTATACAGAGTAAAGAAAGCATGTCTTGTACTGACTTAGACTTTGAAGACGATGGTAGGATGTATTCTCTAGCGTACACAGGATCTTTTGAAGGTGATGTCGGCAAGTATCGTAGAAGTATAATCAATCCCCTTTTAGATGCTATGGTTCCGTTAGACGTACACGCTGACATGTTTTGGTACTACATAGGACAGATAAAACATACTAACAGGTTCAATCACCTATCGGAAGAAGACAAGCTTACAGCTATGCGAGAATGCGGAGGTAGGTGCTACTCATATTGCAACGAATTTTACAATAAGCATATAGGTACTATCAACACATATAGAAAGGCTCAGGATGACAACGGAGAACACATGGTCACCCGCATGTTTAATGCTACGGCTTCTAAAAGCTGCTTGTTCCAACTGAGACCTACAGAGGACTCTGGATTCTATGAGGTATTCAAAGACATGGATACATGCATTATTTGGAACGACGTTGACCATCTTATAAGCTTAGCAGAAAAATATATAATGGAAGACCCACAGGTATCTATAGACATATCTAAAAAGGCGTATCAACTATACGAAGGCATTCTTAATCAAAAGACATTGAGAAGTCAGTTGGTAGATTTCGTATCAAATAAGAAACCATTACCAGAATTTTGTAGGTACAAATAATGAACAGGATATTAGTCACGGGAAGTCGCGGCCTTGTAGGTACTAGTTTTATGATAGAAGCCGCAATACCAACTCCAAGTATATTTAATAACTTAACACAAGCACGTCACGAACAATATGATCTAACAGATCCTGTTGATACATGTACGATGTTCCGTGAGGCTATGCCAGATATAGTCATACATCTAGCTGGCAAGGTTGGAGGAGTAAAGGCTAACACGTCGAAGATGGCAGACTTCTTTACAGAGAACATACTAATCAACACTAATGTATTACGTACTGCTCAAAAGTTTGGAGTAAAAAAGTTGATATCTCTTATGAGTACATGTATATTTCCAGACAATGTTAGATGCGGATGGCCTATAGTAGAGTCGGACCTACACAACGGAGCACCGCACGACTCTAACTACGGGTACGCATACGCTAAGAGAATGTTAGATATACAGAGTCGCGCATACAGACAGCAGTACGGATGTAACTTCGTCACACTGATCCCCAACAATATTTACGGAGCATGGGATAACTTCCACCTAGAAGACAGTCACGTTATACCAGCACTCATCCGCAAGATTTATGAAGCTAAGATAGCTGATAGAGACGTTACCCTATGGGGAGATGGAAAAGCATTCAGACAGTTTTCTTATGCCCCAGACATAGCACAGGTGATACTGTGGGCCATTGATAACTACCACGACGCATCGCCGTTAAACATTGGTAACTCTCGTGAGTATACTATTAGACGGGTAGCTGACATGATTGCCAATAAACTAGGGTTTGAGGGACGGATACTCTGGGACACTTCCCAGCCGTCTGGACAAGATAGAAAAACTACATCATTTGATAAGCTGGCTCAAACTGGATGTAGTGTTAAGTGGACCAGTCTAGAAAAAGGATTGGATAATGTTTGCTGGTGGTTTCAAAAGGAGTATCCAGATATAAGAGGGATAAATAAATGACTACAGCATTATTCACTAAGACACACGAAAGAGACTATCGTTGGCTAGAGCTACTGGCAAAAACGGTAGATAAGTTTGCCGTAGGATTCGACAAATGGTATATAGTATTAGGAAGCGATAACAAACCTAATATTAACTTGAGTAACATAGAAGTAGTATATAGCGTTGAACCTAATCCTGCACACATAAAGGAATCTCCATGTCTATGGAGTAAGGAAGGTAGTCCAGTAGACGGAGTAGGCTATAATTTTCAGCAAGTAGTGAAGGCACAATGGTATAAATATACTGACGAATCAACCGATGCTGTACTACAATTAGACTCTGACTGTGTAATAACAGACATGATATATCCGCATACTGTAGGTATAAACGGTCGTCCCCTATGGATCAAAAGAGACTGGTGTAAGGAACTTTACGCAATCTGGGGAGATCCATTAGAACAGTTTTTAGGACACAAATCAAGTCATGAATACATGTTTAATAATGTATTTTTACTAACCCTAGAAGCTACTAAAGGGTTCAATGAATTTATTAGTAGCAAACATAGCGTTAGTACAGAAGAATATTTTATGACTCACGTAACCACTGAATATAATTTTTTTGGAGCTTACCTAGATAATATTTGTATGCATAACTACTATATGATAGAAAACATACCGATATGGATACCTATTAGTAAGTATTGGTCATGGGGAGATGATAGTTATGTAGAAGCTAAAGAAAGTGTGGATCAACTATGCCCAAAATAATAACATCCATATCTCCGAACAACATTAAAAACCAGCGAGTCGCCATAAATACGTGGCAAAGGCTAGGGTTCGATGTCTATTCTATGAATACTCCGAAAGAAATGCCTAATCTCAAGCGATGCTTTCGTGACGTGACCTTTATTCAGGCAAAAGAGACAGCAGCGGACCTATATTTCTATGACATACCCTATCCAACCATCTCAGAGATGATTGAGTTTGCATTCAATCAGGATGAACCTACCTGGATAATTAATTCCGACATACATCTTAGAGCAGTCGATGCACAGATAGAAAGCATTCAGAACAAAGCTAAAGAGAGCATGGTGTTCGGCAGGAGAACAGACATAGTAGATATAGCTGATGCGGGTAACGTATACAATGACGGGTTCGACTGGTTCGTACTGTATAAAGACTTCGACCATCTATTCACGTCTACATATAAGTTCTGTATTGGTCAACCATTCTGGGACTACTGGTTGCCTATCACCTTTATTAGAAAAGGAATCCCTCCTTTCCTATGTATTAACGAGATAGCATACCATATCAAGCATGAGGCCAACTGGAATTCGGATCAGCTTAAATTTTTCGGTAGCATGTTAGCCAGTGAAACCAACATTAAGATACGATCCCACCAAATCAATCTACTAACTTACATCTGCAATACAACAATATACGAAGGAGTGAAGCAATGGGAAACTTAAATCTTTATGCACCAGTAGGTAAGACTGGATATGGAGTAGCAGGATACAATATACTTAACGCTCTCAAGGAGCGGGACTGGGATGTGTCTCTGTTTATGCACGGAAATAATGTTGAACGAAACGATCCTAAAGAACTGTCGGTCATCAAAGAAGCTCTGGAGCAAGCAGTACTGTTTGATAACGATGCTCCATGCCTAAACATCTGGCATCAGTTTGATCTATCTCACCGTATAGGTCAGGGTAAGTATGTAGCATTCCCCTTCTTTGAATTAGACACTTTTAATGAGAGGGAGAAGCATCACTTAGGATGTCCTGATAAACTATGCGGAACTAGCGAGTGGGCAGTAAAGGTACTAGAGTCTCAAGTGCCTAATAGAGGAGACGTGTATACTGTTCCTCTAGGTATAGACACTAGTATATTTAACCCTAACTATAGTCGGAAGGAAAATGAGAACACCGTGTTCTTAAACTGCGGAAAATGGGAGATCAGGAAGGGGCATGATTTTTTAATCAATCTATTCCACGAGGCGTTCACCGTAGATGACAAGGTAGAACTATGGATGCTCCCCCACAATCCTTTCCTAACGATGGAGGACATAGCTGGATGGGAGAATATGTATCTGGACACTCCAATGGGTCGCGCGGGTAAGGTGAAGATATTCGGTTGGCAGAAGGATCATAGTGATGTTGCTAATGTAATGGCTGGTGCTGACTGTGGTATATTCCCTAGTAGAGCCGAAGGATGGAACTTAGAACTACTTGAGATGATGGCTATGGGTAAACAGATCATAGCTACTAACTATAGTGCTCATACAGAGTTTTGTAATACAGATAATAGTATGCTAGTAGATATAGACGGTCTGGAACTAGCCTTCGACGGTAAGTGGTTCTTTGAACAGGGGAATTGGGCCGAGATCGAGGACGCTCAACTGGAAAAGATAGTAGAATACTTGCAAATTGTGCATGAAAAGTGTCAACGTCCTGGATTATTCGTCAACGATCCTGGTATTGAGACGGGACGAGAATATACTTGGGATAATACTGCGAAAAAATTGGAGATTGTGCTTGACATTTCCCAGAATTAGACTATAATAAGAGTGTAACATCACATAATTGGAGACTTGAAATGACGACTTGGCCGACGCTTTACAAAATGGACAGCACTGGGAAAATCCGAGAGTGGACAATCTCTACTAGAGATACTTTCGTCTCAGGTACAAGTATACAGGGCGTTTGTGAATACTCACAGACTCATGGAGTTCGCGGAGGTAAATTGCAGACTGTTAGAACTTTGATTGACAAGGGCAAAAACATTGGCAAGGCTAATGAGACAACCCCGATGGAACAGTGTGACCTGGAGGCTCAGTCTCACTGGATGAAACAGAGAGACCGCAAGGGCTATACCGAAGCGATCCCCACGTCAAAGCCGAAGCTGCCGATGCTTGCTAAATCATACTCCAAACAGGGACACAGAATTGTTTGGCCTGCTATGACTCAGCCTAAGTTGGACGGTATCCGTTGTATGGCAGAGATTAAAGACGGTCTAGTTACTCTCAAGTCCCGAACCAATAACGAGTTCTTAGCTCTGGGGCATATATCGTTAGCTCTACAACAGACAGTCAATCAACTATCAGACAAGAATATCACCTTAGACGGAGAACTATACAACCACGATTACAAGAGTGACTTCCAGTCCCTAGTTTCCGCAATCAAAAGAGACGATCCTAGCGTTGACAGTCACCTAGTACAGTACCATGTGTATGACGTGTTTACTAAAGAGGACTTCGGGAATCGTTACAGTTTCTTGCAGACTCATTTGGTAGAGAACAAGTCGGTGAAACTTGTGCCAACGTACAGCGTCAACAACTTTGAAGAGTTCAAGCTGCGCTACGGTAAGTTCTTAACGGACGGATACGAGGGTGGCATGTTACGAAACGAACTTGGGCCTTACGACCAGAACAGACGCTCTCCCAATCTCCAGAAGTACAAGGAGTTTATGGACGACGAATTTAAGATCGTTGGAGCCTACGAGAACAAAGGGAAGCAGGCTGGCCAGTGTACTTTTTCCTGTATTACAAAAGACGGCCAGGAATTTGGAGTTAAGCCTAAAGGTTCGGACGAGAAACGCCGAAGATACTGGAAGGACTACCAAACTGGCATATTGACTGGCAAGATGATGACCGTCAAATTTTTCGAGTGGACCACGAGCGACAAGCCTGTGCCACGATTCCCAGTGGGTATTATAATCCGCGACTACGAATAATAGGAGATAAGATGTTAGCCTTGTTTTTAATAATTGGATGGTTTGCTAGTGGACTAATTGTTATGCTGTCACTATGTCTATTATTACACCTTGAAGGAGCTGATTTTTCTAGTATGGGCATAGAGGAATATGTAATGATGGGTATGACTTTTTGGTTAGGGTATATCTCTGTAGTAATAGCACTATTTATATGTCTGATATACTTTACTGGCTTAGGTGTTATGAAATTATGTGAGTCAATTTCCGATAGATATGATAGGAGCTAAGATGTTACTATATATACTCCTGTTTGTAGTAGGTTGGTTTGTCAGTGGTGCGATAGCAGCACTTCTTGGGTATATTGATATGGAGATCAAGTCAGAAGATTGCACTGCGGATGAAGCTAATACTATATCTCTTTTGTTCTGGTGTGGTTATTTATCACTCATAGTCTTTGGGACCGTCTTTACTTTTCAACGTTCGGGATGGTTCGTCGTGGATGTAATCGGACGAATCTTCAAGAGGAAATAACATGACTCTAGAGAAAAAGAAAACCGCGAGTGGTGCAAAAGCAAGACAACGACCCGACACGGAGGATCGTAGTCTAGTATACCGAGACTGGAGACGTGAGGTAGTAGGCAAGGGTAAGGGTCGTTCAACATGTTACACCAGTGACATAGATCAAATAGAGTATGTCATAGTCAACAACCAAGTCGTCCCAACTGTCCTACTAGAACTAACACGGTACGACTTCGACGAATACGATGGTCCGTCACAGAATTGGGAGAAGTATCTAGCAGCGATTCTAGACAGATACTTTTTACGTGATGCACAAGGTATATTTGTCAAGGCAGTCTCCCAGAAGATGGACATACCAGCGTTCATAGTGTTGTTCAGAAACGATATGGAGTCGTTCTGGTTGTTTGATGTTAATGATAAAGATGCGTTATGGGTTCATAAGAGTCCCGACGAATACAAAGAGTGGTTATGTGAATTCAAAACAAAAGCTAAAGGAGAACAGGAATGAGTAGTGTATTAGTACTAGGCAGAGGCGGGATGGGGAGACCTATTGCTGACGCGATGCTTCAATTGGGACATAGAGTAACCACATTCGATAGTCAGGTCTCAGACTCAGACTATGAAAGCGATGCTGTTGTTTGGTGTGGGGATATAAACAATGAGACTTACACTAGATGTTTAGCAATCGTACAACCAGACATAGTTATCTCTGCACTACCATACTTTCTTAATATACGGGCAGCAACAGAGTGCGTATTAAGAAGCATCCCCTACTGTGATCTAGGAGGCTGTGTTGATGTATCCGCACGTATCAATGAAATGGCAAGCGAAAAAGGTTCTTACGTATTCACCGATCTAGGACTGGCTCCAGGACTAGTAAACATCTTGGCGGCACACGAGCACAATCACGCTACGTTTACCGTAGATTCGATAAATATGTACTGCGGAGGGATTCCGAAAGATGCAGACAAATGGCCTTTCGGATACGTACAAACATGGTCTGGTGACGGTCTATACAATGAGTATAAAGACGACTGTAATATTCTAAAAGACGGAGAGATCGTTACCGTTCCTGCTATGTCAGGATATCAGCTTAGTGGTGATCCAGAGTGGATGGATCTAGAAGCCTTTTATACTAGCGGAGCAGCGTCTCACTCTCTAAAATACTTCCAAGCACTAGGAGTGTCTAACTGTGCGTACCGCACTATAAGATGGGCTGGACACGTAGATCAAATCAAGCCTCTGTTAGACACGTTAACTAAAAAAGAGTTTACGAACCTAATCAATGCGGCATGTAAAGCAGAAGATAATAAACAAGACATAGTATTCTGCGGAATTAACATGGCTAACAAAGGCAACAGTACATCAATCACGTCAAGCAGAAGCGTAAGCATTGAAGGATGCCCTGACGGAAAACTATCAGCTATGCAACGAGCAACTGCTCTACCCTGTGCTGCTGCGGCACACTGGATTCTCAGTAAGGTGATATTTGACAAACAGTATTCTTCTGGTAAGCGTCCTCTAAGATATCATCACGTAGACTACATCAAATTTTCGAGTACTTTAACATCATTGGGGATCAATCTTGACTAGTAACATTGACATTGTAAACGTTGGAAATAAAACTAAAGCATTACATGAGTACGACAACAAGGATTTCGGTACTCTGGATGAATATCTAGAGATAGCTCGTAGGACTATCGTATCATACGCTGGAGAGATTAGACTTGGTTTGGCAGACGAAATGCTAAAGAACGAGGATGCCGTAGCTAATGTAGCACACGCTGTTATGATGGCTGACTGGCACTTCGACGGGAGGGGAGATAAGTTCGGCTTTAGGAAGCAACGAATCAAGTGGGCGATTCGGAATTACATTACCCGAAAAACCCATAGGCAGTACACCACAACTATAGACGGCGGTGGTCATTGTGCCATGTCATTGAAGGACACCGAGGCTAACATGCCAGACGTGAATATTAACCGCGAGGAGATGGCAACGTCTCTACATAAGCTATTGGACAGTGGTTCAATATCAAAGCAAGCGGCTAGTTATCTCAGACAGTACTACCTAGAAGGCTCGTGTTTGCAGCAAATTGCCGACAGAAGAGGTGTGACCAAACAAGGAGTACAGCAACTAATCACCTCATCCTTACGAGTCTTAAAAGAAACTATCACTAATGACCACTATTTTCGGGGTATAATAGACTATAATGAATAAGATTTCACTAGTAGTGCTGACCATAGACTGGTCCAACACAAAGTTTTACATGCTCTGTCCCAAAACTGGGTGGGCTACTTTTACGGAGGACTGTGAAGCACAAATTCCAATGATACTAGCTCAGAAACTACTGGCAAAACACACTAACGTCTCTGCGGAATGGGCTGATATTAAACTTAGTAATGCAGTGCGAGGGACAGATGGGTTAGTATTAATTTATACCTGTGTAGTTCCGCATGTTACTACTGCCATACATCCTGATTACAAGTGGCAAGAGGTTAGTGAGATGCCAGAAGACGTAGACGAACATTCTACCGTGATTAAAGCTATAGGAGGAATACATTAATGGCATGGTTAGATAGACTATTCGGAGTTGATAAACTATCCGATGAAGATATAATAGCAAGGCAAGAACAAGTCCAGATTCTCACTCAAGAACAAGTTCTAGGTGAAGACTTCGACTTTAACGCAGAACTAACGGAAGACGATCAGAAACTATTAGAATCTTTAGAGGCCAATCAACAGGTAACACAGTCTAGAGAAAATAATATTATGGCAGTAGTAGACTTTAGTGTAACTAAAGATGGTCAATTAGACATGGAGATTAGATGGGATGAAGAATCAGATTATACTGCTGATTCGTTAGGTAGACTACTATATCATATAACATCTGGTACGTTTACCGAAGGTCTCTCTACGATACTGTTAAACATACGTGAGAAAAATCCAAAGGCTACGCCCTTTATTGAGAGGTGCTTTAAGTCATGGAGGTCTCATAAGGACGATGAAACAATGGTTAAACCTTCTACCGTATTTAAGATGGGTCAACAATTTAGCAAAGGATCAAAACCACAGTGAAAAAATACCTCGATATAGTCAAGCACGTTCTAGACAATGGAAAAGTTAAAAAGCCAGTACGCAGAAACGCGGATGGTAAGTGGGAACCAGTGGATGGTGGAGTCTCTACTCTCGCTTGCCCCAACGTGTGCTTTAGTCACGATATGTCTGAGGGGTTTCCTTTACTAACCTCAAAGAAGATGGCCTGGAAGGCTATTAGGGTAGAGCTTGAGGGATTCATTCGGGGAGTTACTTCTAAGACGTGGTTTCAGGATCGGGGTTGTAAGATATGGGACGAGTGGGGTAATCCGAAGAAGGTTAGAGAACTTCTAATAGCAGAAGCGGAAAAGCATCCAGGTATGTCTCCAGACGATCCAGCAAATGTTAAGATAGCACAACAAGATGAATATGACCTCGGACCTATCTATGGCTATCAATGGCGTAGATTCAATCAGGCATACGACGAAGACGACAACGGCTGGACAGACGCTCGCGTATTAGAAGATGCGGATCAACTAAAACGCATCGTAGAGACACTACGGACTAATCCTATGGATAGACGCATGGTATGTTCCGCATGGAATCCTCTGCATGTAACGAGGATGGCCCTGCCTCCCTGTCACTACTCGTGGAACGTAACAGTCATAGGTGACGAACTTAACCTGTTCTGGGCGCAGAGATCATGCGACCTTATGCTTGGAGTTCCGTTTAACATAGCTTCCTATGCACTACTACTAGAGCTACTGGCTCACGACTCTGGTTTCAAGCCTGGGAACCTGTCAGGTATGCTAGTGGACTGTCATATATATGAGAACCAGCTTGAAGCAGCCGCACAGCAGATAACAAGAGAGCCTAATGAATTACCTACGTTGAAGTTTGACCATAACGATATCTTTAATTGGCGATACCAAGACGCACACATCCTTGATTACAATCCACTACCTAAAATAGATTTCGGAGCACCTATTGTTTAACAAAATAGTAAAGCCCGTTAAGCGGCAGATAGCCTGGGAAAAATGGAGAGATCCATTTGGATCAGACATAGAAGCACATGAGCTTCCTAATAGAACCCCAATAGAAGAAGATGACATAGATGATTTAATAGCAGAGAACGAACACGGCGAAGACATTGATGATCTATTAGATACTGAGAAAGAGGTTAAGATCGCGGTGATGACAACCTCGATGGGCATGATCCCCATGATGGAACACACTAGGGCTGGTGCTCTGTTTAACTTCTGGACTGCACACACCAACTTCCGCATGACTAAAACTCTCTTTGATATCATAGAAGATACTCACGGAGTAGAGTCTCTAGATGTAATGACCAGCTATAGGTGGCGCATAGCAATAGGTAAAGCCTTCAAGAGCCATGTGGTCAAGCAGGCTCTGACACAAAACCTAAGTGCAACGCCTTTAGTTATAGAGGAGTCGTAATGCCAAGACGCAATCTGGATCAACAGCATTCTATTGTAGAAGCTGCGCATGAATACAACATCATGCTGGACAGTCGAGAAATCTTTCTGCATGGAGAAGTAGGTGAAGACCTGAGTAAGGGATTCCTCACCAACCTCCAGATTCTACTATCTCGTACAGATGAAGCTCCCATTACTATACATCAGTTTGGTTTAGGTGGAGACTGGTGCTCTGGCGTAGCTATCTTCGATGCTATAACACTGTGTCCATGCCCCATAGTCTTTGTGTGTCATGGTATCGCCGCTTCTATGAGTAGTATTATCCCGATGGCATGTTCACAGAGAGAGCAAGCTTATTGTATCAATATGCCCAATTGTGACTGGTTGATCCACGACGGAACAACAGGGATCATGCAGGATATGACTCACAAACAAGCTCAATCCTGGAGTGAGTGGGAGAAGAGACTAAAGGAAGACACTCTAGACTGGTACACTCTGTCATGTTCCGAAGGAGAGGTGTATAAAAACAGATCGGACAAACAGATTAGAGCTTCAATAAAACAGAAACTAGACTCTAAAGAGGACTGGTGGCTTACCGCGAGAGAAGCTGTAGAGCACGGATTTGCCGATGCTATACTAGGCGACGAAGGATTCGCGTCTTTGAAAGAGATCAGATCGGAATTCATATAATCCATGAACGATATACTACTAGAGTATGCGTGCTATGACGAGATACTGACAGACGTAATCAAGGTAAATGTATTTAAGGCTCTGGACCTCGGAGCTAAGAGTATATCTGTACCGACAACACACATGTCTGCCGTAGCAGCTTTCATTCCCGCTGGTATCACACTCTCCTGCCCCATAGACTATCCCAATGGTAGATCAGACACCGCTCTACGAGTACATTCCGTAGTGAAGTCGGTGAATCAGGGTGCTACATCAGTAGATATAGTGGCCAGTTCAGTGCTGTTCCGAAACCAAAAAGAAAAAGACTTCATACATGATCTCAAGACCTTAAAGGGTGTGGCAGACGAAAAAAGTGTCACGATGCGAGTCATGGCAGACTATCGTAAGACCGACGACGGTAAGCAATTCCGCAAGGTACTTGAACTTATTAAAGCTGCGGGAATTGAGTACGTTTACTGCTCTACTGGGTGCTACGTAGACGATGCTGTTGATAATGTCATCTTATGTAACATGGCACAGAAAGATTTCGGACTGTCTGCTATAGCCAATGGTAATATATATTTGCCTAAACATGTGGAAGCTGCCGAGGGTGCTAATCTCTTTGGTGTTAGGTTCAGTAAGATTAAAGCTATGGAAAACTGTGTAGTCGGTGTATAATATACTGAACAGGATTTACTCATAGGAATACTAGGATAAATGCGTTACCAAATATAGAAGGTAACAACATGTCAAATTACACATTATTTCCCGACGCAGATAAGCGTCAAACAGACGACACGGCGATCACAGCCCTTACTTCTACCGTTATAGACGGTGGTACTGGCTTCGCTCTCGGTATAGCTGTTCCTGCTGGTCCTCTGACCGCACATCTTCAACTTGGTGGACGCGCAGAAGTTCACGGTTCTCAAGTGATTCAAAGCCGCGATTTATTCGGTGCTTTCCATGCTGCTGATGTGACTCTTACATCTGTTGCGGATGACGGTAACGGTTTCGCTGATTACACTCTCGTTGGCCACTTACTTAGTGTTGGCGATGTGATTAACGTCACTGGTTCTACTGCTGGTGGTGTTGACGGTGTTCAAAAAGTAACATCCGTTCCTGATGCCAACAGCATTGTTACTGACCAACCATACGTTGCGTCTGCTACTGCTGGTGTATACAACATCGTGGCTGGTACTTTTGCTACCATGACAGAAGAAGCTTACATCATGCGAGGCTTTGCTCAAAGTGCCGCTGGTGGTCAGTACACTTACACTGGATTCGGTAACGACTTCGGTATTCGTAGAAGCATTCACAAGCTAGAGTTCATGAGAACTAACCGAGTGGCTACTGCTATTCGTGCTGGTTTCTGGGATATCTTTGCTGGTGTCTTCACTACCGCTCCTACTGTAGCAAACGACGAACCTACTATGGGTCAAGATGATGCAGCTAATCCAACTTACGCTATTCCTGGCGAACTGGTTTATCGTGTATCTGGTCAGCAAGACGGTGCTACCTTCGGTATTATCCAAGATAACTACGAAGCTAAAACTGGTTAATCAATACTCTTTGAGTATATAGTTTTTATATGGCCATCGGTTAGGCAACTGGCCGATGGCTTTTTTTAACCTACAGAGAGTACACATCATGGCAACTAAGAACGACTACATGTTAAAACTAGCGGGATATGCTGTAACAGTCTTTGTAACGATAGTTATAACTATGACTGGTTTCTGGATGATGGTTGGTAGAGACTTCGTGACTAAATCAGAAGTTGATAAGATGATAGACCTGAGAGTTACTGCCATAGAGCAGCGAGAAGAGAAGTTTGATAAGGTAATAGAGAAAAATACCGAAGCTATACAACGACTAGAAATACAGATAGCGATACTAAACAAAACCCTGGAATTACGATATGACGCTGGAAAAGATTAACCTAGATTTTGCCCAAGCAAAAGAGCTTTTGCACGAGGGAGACATTTTATTGTTTAGGGGGAGTGGTATTGCCTCCTTTTTTATTCAACGTGCCTCAGAGGGCGAATACAGCCACGTAGGGGTCGCTTCCTGCCACGGTACTAACGGTGGCAAGATGTGGGAATGCGTGGAGTTTCGAGAATGGAAAGGTGGGCGAGTTGTCAACCTGGAAAGGTATGTTAAGCAGCACAGTGGACGTATAGATGTTTATAGACCAGTTAGTAGTAAAAAGTCCCTATCTTATGACCCAGAGACTAATATAGTACGAGAAGTAGAGACGGGTTTCAATGGTAAGGGTGTTACAAACATCATGAGACGCATGACTGGCCTACCATACGGATGGAAACGTATACTGTGGATAGCTCAGCATAAGATAGCATTTCTAAGACTATTCTATTCTATGGACTCAGTGGTAGACGACTCTACAAAAGATCCTGTATACCCAGTATGTAGTACGGCTCTAGCATACGCAAATTCTCGCGTGAACTACGACATATTACACCACAGAGCGGACAAGGCGACCGAGCCTTCTGACTTCGCGCGCTCCCCGCTCACCCATTATCTTTTTACTTTGAAGTAAATTTCTAGATTTATGACGTTTCAGGTTGACAACAGGCACTTCTCAGAGTATATGTATTGCAGAGAAAGAAATTGATATAGGAATAACTTTACACAGGATTAATGATTAAATGGCCGAAATTATTGATGGGGACAAGCATCATCTAGTATGGCACGACGAGAAGGGAACAGCAAGGCTAAGACTCAAGAAGTTACAATCGTTACTAGCCGAGTTAAACTATCCAGAACCAGTAGAGACGGAAAAACAGTCTCCTCATACTACATACATGAATCAGGCGTTTGAAGCAAGCTACCGTAGTCCAGACGCACAGACCAAACACGGTTGTGTAATAGTGTCGGCAGACGGTCATCTGTTATCTACTGGTTACAACGGTTTCCCCAGGAATATAGACTATTCTCTTCTGCCCAACACACGTCCCCACAAATACGCCTGGATGCGACACGCCGAGAGAAACGCCCTAGCGTGGTGCGAGACAAGACCTATCAATGCCACAGCCTATGTAACTGGAGAATCGTGCAACGAATGTCTTATGACTATGTGGCAACACGGAATCACTAGAGTATTCCAAGCTGAAAGACACGGTAGTGCTCTTATATCAGAGGAAGATAGAAAAGTCCGCGAAGTCTTCCTACATTTATCGCACATGGCAGTCATAAAACTAGACGTTACAGAACTTTTGAAAAATTATAACTAGCCACCATGCACAACCTAAGTGCGCGGTGTATAATAAGTGTGAGTCGGGTTAAAATGACAGATAGGCTAAGCCTGATCCGTTAAAGCGACACATTCCGACTCAGTTACCATCTCATGCAAGTAGATAAATTTATAGATAAAGCAACATGCTAAAACAATTTTGTTTAGAGGTTGAACACAAACACCTGTATCTCTTGCGTGGGAATTGGTGTGTCGCTACATAATAATATGCCCGTGGTGCGTTATGCATGACGGGTTTTCTAATTAACCAGGAGAGATTTAGGATGTTAATAGATTTTCACAAGCCTCCAACTAAAGCGTTTGAACTTACGTTACCATTGAAAGATGTTAATGGAGACCTTACGGGTAAGTTTAAGACCTACCGAACAGACAGTGCTTATAAGCTATGGGAATTCCATCAGGCTAATATGCCTAAGCGTAAGAAGAGAAAGAAGAAGATGGTAAAGACCAAAGGAGGTCGTTACAAAGCGGAGTCCCTGCCTAATAAGGATCAGGCTGACCAAATTATGAAATCAATTCACAACACGGAAGAAAACAAGAATGTCGAGCGCAACTAAGGTCTTACAGGATTATATTTTTACTTCAAAGTACGCAAGATGGATCAAAGAAGAACAACGTAGGGAGACGTGGAGAGAGGCAGGAGACAGAGTTAAACAAATGATGCTAGATAAGTATTCTGGCATGGGTATAGACGATGACATAGAGTGGGCCTACGACATGATGCGCAAGAAGCGTGTGTTGGGGTCGCAGAGAGCGTTACAGTTCGGCGGCAAGCCAGCCTTAAAGAAGAACGCTAGAATTTTTAACTGCGTAGCTTCGTACTGTGACAGACCGAAGTTCTTTCAGGAATTCTTTTGGTTATTACTGTGTGGTTGTGGCGCAGGATTCTCTGTGCAGAAACATCACATAGCTAAGCTGCCAGAATTCAACCCGTTCAGAACTGGTCAACGTAAGAGGATCATGGCCATAAGAGCTAAAACACACATTATACCAGACACAATAGAGGGATGGTCAGACGCACTAGGTATCCTACTTGCTACATACTTTGACTGTCCACCAGAGGACAGGTTTGAAAAGTGGCGTAACAATGAGGTCAAGTTTGACTACTCTAACATTCGTGCCAAAGGAGCAGACCTAAGTAGCGGAATTGGTAAGGCTCCAGGACCAGAGGGACTAAGACAAGCATTAGATAAGATACGTGAACTACTAAACAGATGTTGTGCAGAGGGACGCCAAAGGTTGAGACCTATTGATGCATTTGACATTTGTATGCATACTGCTGACGCAGTGCTTAGCGGTGGCGTAAGACGGTCTGCTACCATTGCCTTATTTTCAGTAGACGATAAGGAAATGGTGCAGGCTAAGACTGGTAACTGGTGGCAAGAGAATCCCCAACGGCAACGAGCTAACATTTCTGCTCTACTCATAAGGAATCAGACTACTAAAGAACAATTTGCGGAATTGATGGACAGTGTTAAGCAGTTCGGAGAGCCTGGGTTCTATTGGTCTGACTCACCAGAGATGGTTCCTAATCCTTGTGTGGAGATAGGGTTCTTTACCTATGATATCATCAATGAGAAGAAGTTTCTCAAATGGAAAGAGAATCATGGATGTGAGGCTATTATAGGAGACCCAGAGAAAATCGGTCTCAGGTCTGGATGGCAGGGATGTAATCTATCTACTACTAACTGCGCAAATCTCAAGGGAGATACGATAGAAGAGAAGATAGCTTGGTTCATGGACAACGTGAAGGCTGCTACAATACTGGGGACGCTACAAGCTGGGTTTACCGAACTAGATTATCTGGGTGAGACCTCGGAGAACATTTTCCGCAGGGAAGCTCTACTAGGGGTAAGTATGACGGGGATGATGGACAATCATGCTGTCGTACTCGATCCAGAGGTACAAAGAAAAGCCGCATCTTTAGTTAAGAAGGTCAACGCCAGTCTTGCAGCAAAGATCGGGATCAATCCTTTCGCTAGAGGCACATGTTTGAAGCCAGAAGGTACGGGGAGTCTTATTTTGGGGACGTTAGCTACGGGAATTCACTCGCATCATTATGTGCGGTACTTACGTACTGTTCAGGCTAACACCGACGAAAAAACGTATCAGTACTTTAAGAAATTCAATCCTAACGCCTGTGAACCTTCGTTAACATCGGCTACTAAGACAGATGACGTAGTGTACTTCCCCATTGAAGTACCAGATGGAGCTAAGACTAAGAATCAATTGCCTGCACTAAAGATGTTGGAGATAGTGAAGAGTACTCAACAGAACTGGGTGATGAACGGCAAGAGAAAAGAACGATGTACGATGCCGTGGATCGAGAACAACGTCAGTAACACCGTAACAGTAAGAGAAGACGAGTGGGATGAAGTGACCAGTTATATCTTTAAGAACCGTAAATATTTTACGGGAATTACCTTGCTGGGGACTAGCGGAGATAAGGACTATCCACAAGCACCTTACTGTGCTGTATATACTTCAAGACAGATAGCGGCAGAGTACGGAGAGGCTGCACTGTGGACCTCTGGACTGATAGAGTTAGCTCTGAGGTCTTTTGATTCAAAACTATACAATGCATGTATAGCTGTTATGACTCCTGATTACAGTCCTATGGACGATGGGACTCTAAGTATGTGTAAATCGTCGGACTTGCTTATAGCATCACTTCGTAAGGAATTCGTAGAGAGGTCTCATAAATTTGCTCATAAGTATTTCAATAGCGACTTTAAGAAACTGACCTACTGCATGAAAGACGTGTTTAATTGGAAACGATGGCACGATCTCAACTTATCTTTTACTTCCGTAGATTATACCCAGTTAGTTGAGCGTGAGGATAATACCTCGCCAGAACAACAGGTAGCGTGTGCGGGTGGAGCGTGTGAAATTGTCTAAAAGAACCACTAAGAGAATCAAATCTCCTTCTGCTAGAACGGAGAATCAAAAGACCTATGTTAAAGCTATACTAGATAACGATATAGTTATATGTGAAGGTCCAGCAGGAACTGGTAAGACACACTTAGCTATAGGTCTAGCTATCTTTGCCTTCAAGAGAGAACTAGTAGACAGGATAGTAATAGTGAGACCAGTAGTAGAAGCTGGAGAGCAAATAGGATTCTTACCAGGAGACATAGATAGTAAGATGGACCCATTCGTAAGACCTATCTTTGATGAGTTAGCAGAGTACACTACTCCTATGGAAGTAGAAGAAATGAGAAAGAATAAACAGCTTGAGATAGTTCCTATTGCTTTTATGAGGGGTCGCACATTTAAGAACGCTTTCATAGTTTGTGACGAGTGCCAGAACTTAGGGTTTGAGCAGATGAAAATGATGCTTACTAGATTCGGTACGGACTCTAAAATGATACTTACTGGGGACACTAAGCAGTCGGACCTTCTCATGCGAGACCGTGGAGCATTTCGCTACGCTTGTGAGGTATTTGGTTCTCAAGAGGGGATACAGGTAGTCAAGTTGGACCACTCTGACGTGCAAAGGCATAATTTAGTTGGGAAAATGACCAAATTATGGGAAAAGCACCTTGACAATTTCAAAAACCAGGGTACAATAAGGTAGACGACGAAACTATTTTCGCACAGGACACAATATATGACAATCGGAGAAGACTTACTCGATCAGATAACCAGAGTACACGCCAATAGCAATATGAGACCTAAGACTCAAGACCCCATGCTGGGGCTAGTCGAGGAAGTAGGAGAAGTGGCGACTGCCCTGAACGTAACTCGTCACGGCAAGGGTAAAACCCTGACAGAAAGCGCAAAACAAGAATGCGTTGACGTTATATTGTCTGCACTAGAGCTATTCTTTGACGAGGGTGGTACTGTGCCATACCTAGTTGAGTATATGAGTATCAAGCAGAGGAAATGGGAGAGAAGACTAGACGAAAAGCGTGTTGTATAACTTGGAAAGACATTTGGATTTAACATGACTAAACACGAACGAGCACTAATATTAAACGCGGACTATACTCCGATAGGACTAGTTAGCTGGGAAAAAGCTATCACTTTAGACTTTAAGGGTCTGGTGAAGGTGGTAGATTTCTACAAGGGTGACGAGATCAAGTGTTCTAGCGGGTTTCGTTGGCCAGTGCCAGCGGTTATAGTTCTAACCGAGTACAAGAGACCGAAGAAGAAGAGGATTCCGTTCTCCAGGAAGAACATCTTCATCAGAGACGGTCTAGTATGTCAGTACTGCAATAAGAGGTTTGATCCTTCTGATCTTACCTTTGACCACGTTGTTCCGAGGTCTAAGTGGAATGGCAGCGGTACTCCGACTCAGTGGAAGAATATTGTAACTTGTTGCTACCCATGTAACAACAAGAAGGGCAGTAAGCACCTAAAGGATACTGATATGCAGCTAATGAACACTCCTAGAGAGCCTAATCCACATGGATTTGTACTAGGACTAGCTCCGTGGAGTAAATTGCAGCCAGAGTGGTTGCCGTACATTCCAAATAACTACAAAGAAATCATGCAAACTACAGATTTAGAAGGAAACGGTGTATAAACCTATGCCCACATACCAATATATATGTGACTCAGACGACGGTGGATGCGATAACGTAATCGAGTTCACCTGTCTAATGTCCGAAAAAGACGACAAGCAACCCAAATCCTGCCCTGCCTGTCGTAAGAGAAAACCCCTCCATCAATTGTTCGGATGTGCAGAAGTTCACGTACACACCACACTAGGCGTTTATGCCGACAAACAATCCACCAAGCTAAGTGCAGATGAACGTCATCACCTTACGAATAAGCATAACGAATATCGTAAGAGCGATGGACAACCATCTTTTGTGCAACAGTCTGATGGTTCGATTGTTCATAGAGACAAATTAGAAGGGAGATAAACCATGACCTGGGAACAAGATATGAAAAGAGGTCACATACAATCGGTTAAATCACTCAAAGACATACCTAATCGGTTCGACAGTATGCCAGAGAGAGAGTCTTGCAAGGAAGACGTAGAAATAGATAGGCTAATGCAACTTCCAGGTGATAAATTTCTCAAGGCTGGGAATATGGGTGTAACTACTGGAGAATCCAAGCCTCGCAAACGTCTATCGGAAGGTGTTCCAGTTCCAGATGGATACTACGAAGAAAACATAGGCTATGTTAGATTATTTTTCAAGAAAGAAGACCCACTGTGTCAACTAGAAACAACATTAGTAAGGAAGCGCCGCACCAAGCTATTGTCTTGGTTAGGTACGAGAATTATCAACTGGATACGACGGGGCGCTGCACTGGTCGCCCTAGTACTGCGGAATCCAAAACATTTACTTTCACTGGCGCGACACATAAAGAAGCGCAAGAAAAAGTAGACGAATTTATAGAAAGGCTGAATACAAAAGATGGCTAAGAGAAAATACGAAAGTGGTAGAGTAAACGTGAGAGACGCTGATAAGGCAATCTTTCGTCCTAACAGTCAAGTACAGGACGACTCTCCAGAACAGAATTTCAATACAGAGATATCTCGTGAGGTAGTGTGTTATACCATGTTTGGTAATCACGATTACATAGACGGGGACGACTATCCGATTCTTGGAGACTCCACGGACGATAAGGGAGTGCAGACAGACGCAGAAAATAGGACTCTTTCCTTTGCTCGAACCGTCAGTACCAATAGTCGCAACCTAAAGTACTATGTTAAGAGTGCGGTAGGTGGCAAATTTTTCAATCCTTTAGGCATGGACGAAGGCAGACACAATAAGGTGCTCCATCATGCAATTGGAAACGAATTCACATATCACCAAGTAAACAAAAGTTCTTTTGATTACTATATTCAATTCTTGAAGACAAAGAACAAGGCGCATTTACTTAATGCAGAAAGAGAAGATTCGTAATGGCTAAAAAAGGTAAACTAAGCAACACGGATAAGATGGCTATCCAAAAGGGAGTGTCCAAGGGACTGACCGTAGACAGTATTGCTAACAGTCTAGATCGCACAACTAAGATAGTGGACAATTATATTAGCGGAGAGTTGAATGACCTACTGTCTACTATAGCTGGTGCTCAGATAGATAAGGACGAGGCACAAACTCCTGCCTCTTATGATGAGTCTGATCTAAGTAAAAAGTATGACCACATAGACCCGCGTACTATAATACACGTAACTAATAAGCTTATTACGGCGGGACTTACCGAGAATGATACTAGACAGCTTATAATCTCTGCTCTAGACAGTTCTAATGGCGATCCCAGTATGAATAACGACGAATTGTTATACACTAGATGTATATCTCGTATGAGTGCTGGCCACTTTATCACTAAGAAAACTCAGGGTGGTAGGGAAGGTGTGGCGATCATGTCTGAGGCTGCGTCTATCAGAGGAGATATGCACGCAAAGAAAAGCTTGGGTAACTCGCGTTCCTCACGAGGTAACGTGTTTAATCCGAAAACTGGAGAGTACATGTAATGTCGCAGCAGCCTTGCTACGAATATAAAGATACTCCAGAGTTCACAATAAATACACTTCTGGATAGTGGCAAATATCCACTTATGTATCACTATCAAGTAGACGGGAAGCCTTATACTTGTGCAGATATAGCCATACGAAGGTGGGATACTATGCAGAGAAAGGAACGGGAGAGACTCTATGGGAAACGTATCGACTCCTAGCGTGAGTCAGTCATGGGCTCCTATTGCGAATCAGTATGACTGGATAGATCATTCATTCTCTACTAGAGAGCGTGAAGAAATATCTGCCGCACTTAATAAACGTTTGAAACGATGGGACCGTCGAGAGAAGAAAGAACAGGAGAGACTCTATGGCATCAAACCTATGGACTCCTATACCGTTAGTTAATAATGCACCAGACGGAAAAGGTAACGGCCTTTCTAAGCTGGGTAATCAAGGTCCGTATGTTCAATACGCGAAGTTTCCCGTTCCCGTCGAGCTAGAATCTTTTATGACTAAGGTGCATATTCCAACATACGATATAAGTGATAATTTCAAATTTGTGCCACTCAAGAAAAATATGCTAACATCTGTTTCGTTTACTATGCGGCAGAATCGTAGAGAAGAAAAGGAACGGGAGCGTCTTTATGGCAAACGCGACACGTAATATTACAATGGACGATCACACTCAAATTGTGCGGTCTAAAGTAACTCTAAAAGACGACGGGAATCTACCCCGTAATGATGCTGAGTGGGATAAGATATTCGACGATATGAACAGAAGTACTCGTAGGTACTACAAGAATCGGGAGCGTCTATATGGCAAACGCTACACTAAATGATCTTATATGGGGACCAAAGATAATCCCTATGCCTTTAGTACATACTGCCATAACCTTACCAGAACATGAAGCTCGTGTTAATCTTAGCATCTGGCTCGATAAGATAATGAACACTCGTAATAGTTACTATAGAAGAAGAAGTCAAAAAGAACTGGAGCGTCTGTATGGCAAACGCATCTAATATACCAATTGCTGTATATGGACATGTTACCAATACGGGTCATCTTATTCGTATGGTGAAGGTAGATGTGCATAAAAACTGTAGGGTAACAGCACGTAGAATAAAAAGAGAACAGGATAGACTTTATGGCAAACAGTAATAAGCCACCAACCAAATCTGAAAATGCGAGGCGTGCCAAGCAACTTGCGCGTCAGTTGGAGAGAGCAAAGAATAGAGACCCTGTGAAGGCAATGAAACGTAATTCACGTATGCTGATGAAAGAATGGGAGCGTCTGCATGGTAAACCATAGAGACTTTCCATTAAGTATTTCCGCTAAGGCGAGAAGTTTACGGCTGCACACATCTATTATGCGTAGATGGAGATTAAAGAGAAAAGATGCTGAAAGACTATATGGTAAGGGTACTGCTCCAGTATTGAGTAAGCCTTTTGCTTTACGACTATCGAGGTATGTAAACCCATGATAACAGCAACAGATATACGTGTGAAACGTCAGTCAGCCATGATGCGACGGTGGCGCATAAAGAGAAAGAACGCGGAAAGACTATACGGTAAAGGCTCAATTCCTAATCCTCGTAGAATCTTTGGTGGACGATTGAACATGGTTCGCACTATAAAGGACATATTCGGAAAATGTTAAACAACAATAGTGCGTTGAGGTCTGCTATGTATGCGTTAAGACAGTCTTACCAAATAGTAGACAAGGCTACGAAAGCAAGGGAACGTAGAGAAAGAAAAGAACGGGAGAGACTTTATGGTAAGCAAGGCACATAACGATGCTTTTGACGCATTGATTCTTGCTGCGGCTAGAACGAAAGATTCTTGGGAATGTGTGACGAAAGCTATAAAGGTAATGAAGCGTGGCTTTGTAAAACTGGAACGTAAACGAATAAAGAATCAGGAGCGTCTGTATGGCAAACGTTAGATGGAATCCAGAACAATTCAAAGCGATTGATAAATACATGAAATCGTGTGTACGCAATTATGAAATACGTAAAATGGTTGATATACGTACAAAGAAGAAAGAAAGGGAGCGTCTGTATGGCAAACGTAACAGTTAGAATAGGTTCTACAATACCACATCCACAATCCGTACTTGGACTAGCTCAGCTTCCAGCACTAATAAGGTCCAAGAAAGACTTCGAAGTACTAAGAAGACATCAAATACAAATATGGCGTAAGCATTGGAGAGAGAAGGAGCGGGTGTATGGCAAAAGGAATTGATGTACATTACAGCAACTGGAGCGTAGATGGCAAGTTGTATAAAAACGTTAACACCAAGATATATGCTCCATACGGACTAGATATGGTTCCTTACCTAAGTATGAGCCTTAAACAAATAAGAAAATGTAAGACAAATTGGGAGCGTTTATATGGCAAAGGAAGTAACTGATAAATCAAGATACCCCTCCAAGTATAGCCCTAGCGAGTACGTCACTGGAGCACAGTACATCATCGAACTCGTGTGTGAGTACCGAGCTAGACATTTGAAGATAGACTTACCTAGACAATTCTGGAAGCTTCCAGAGTGGGCTAGTTATTTCTCTGCTCAAACTAGGTCTGTTCATAAACTATTAAGCAGTTTCGATGAAAGGGCCATAATAAATACAGTTAAAAATAGCAAGGTCAGGAGTTTACTGCCGAGGTGGATACCTTCTGCCGTGGCTAAGGAACAGAAAAAAATAGATGGAGCAAAAAAACAGAAAGAACAAGAAAATATCAACAAACCTAAGAGCAAGAAGGGTATAATAGATATACCGACGAGACGCACTGTCCACCACGGCACTTCTGCTATGGACAAGCTCTTAGCACTTGATATTGAGGCATACGAAAATGGCAAAGAAGACTGCGAAGAAAAAAGAGACTAAAGAAGAACCTAAAAAGGTACTGACGATAGAAGACAAGTTGAAGAAGAAGTTTGGAGATCAAGCATTTACTACTGGTCGTTACATTACCGAAGCAAAGAAAGTTATAGTGCCAGTTAGTCCCGTTATAGATTGTATGCTCGGTGGAGGAATTCCATTCGGGTCTTTTGTGATACCTACTGGCCCTCCCAAGGTCGGTAAGACCGTTACGGCACTAGATATGGCTGCTACTGCCCTGAAAATACCTTCCGAATTTGAAAACAAGCGTCACCTATACTTCTTCAATATAGAAGGTAGGCTTAACGCTAGAGACCTAGCTGGTATCCACCACATGATACCACATATAGACGAAGATGTTACTGTTATAGGATCGTATCCTGGTAAAATCTATACCGCAGAAGACTATTTAGACATAGGTGAACAACTTATTAATGAGAAGCCTGGATGCATCTTTATATTTGACTCCTTCTCTCAGCTATGTAGCAAATCTGGCAGAGCAAACGAATGGGACGGAAAAGCTTATCGAGACGATGTACCTAAAATGTTATCGCAGTTCTGCAAGAGAATCTCTAACGTCATACCTATCAACAAGTCTATAGTAGTAGGAATTACACACCAGATAGCAAACACTGGCTTCGGATTTTCGGCATGGGCAGAAGCGTCTGGCACAAAGATTCAATATCAGGTAGACGTAAAACTAAAAGCATGGAGTAACGACTGGAAGGACGGAGAGACTGATACTGTTATAGGTAAGAATATCGAATGGCAGTGTCTATGTTCTCCGCTACTGAACGGTCCTAATGTGCCAAAGTGTACGTCTAAGTTTAGATACGGGTACGGACTAGACAAGCCTTTAGAATTAGTGAATATGGCTATAGATTTAGGTATTATTCGTAAGGCTGGGTCTTGGTATTATTTTCCAGACGAAAGCAAGGTGCAAGGAATCGAATCCGCGAGACCAAGACTAATGGAAGATGACGTACTGTATCAAACTGTCAATGAGAAATACCGTGACATGATGGGACTGCCTAGTGTTAGTATATGATCTAGAAAATAATGAAACCAAGTGGCAGATGGCAGGCAAGGAAGTTACACTCGATACTAGACCGCGATCAGCGTTGCATGTAAAGGCACGAGGTCTAATAAAAGAGAGGTTCCCTACACTCCTAGTATTAGAAGAAGTACCTATAAAAACACATAGGACTAAAACCCTGTACCTGGACTTCTATCTACCACTGAGAAAATTAGTGGTGGAGGTCCACGGCCAGCAACATTATAAGTATAGTAGTCAGTTCCATTCCACGGCACTGGAGTTTTTGAAGCAACAGAAAAATGACGAAGAAAAGATACTGTGGTGTGAGATTAACGGCATAGAAATTTTAGTACTACCTTACGATACGCAGAAAGATTGGAAAGAACAGTTATGAGTATAACACAAAAAGATAAGTTAAAGATGCGTAACCAAGTGTTGGACGACTACGAAGGTAAGGTAGGTCTCCCAGAGAACAATGCTCCAGGAGACAACGCTGAGTTGCAGGAATATTTAAGTATGGATAGACAGGTGATAGAAGCTATGAGTCCTAACAGGGCTATATCTATTTCTATTAGACTATCTCAGTATCAGTTTTATCTACAGAGATGTCTCAATAGGGAGAAGGCTATTAAAACTTGGTCAGAATCTGAGTTAAATTCTATAGCCGCCGTGAGTATATCTCAGTATGATAAGTTCCTCAAACATGACATGAAAATGGCTTTGATAGCAAAAGATAACTCAGCAGCTAAAGAGCTATACAAGATGCTTGCGTATGCTACCCAGAGAATAGACAGACTGTCTGAACTATCTAGTGGTATTAAGAATCTGTCATACGTGATCTCTCTCATATATAAACACAAGCTAGGAGAAGCTTCATGACGCAGAAGAAAATAATACAAGACCTATCACAATTGTCCGATGAAGAACGGGCCAAGATAGAGAGCATGATCGGCTCGATGCTGGAAGAAAAACCTAAGAAAAATAAAGGTCCGAAGAAAAAAAGTAAGGGTCCGCAGCAGCAAAAACAGCAAAATAAGTCAAGGAAGAAAAGAAAAAAGTACAAGAAGGTTGACAATCCTGATAATGAGGTGATAATTGAACAGGAGGTTGGTCGCTCAGGACCACGAAAGAAAATTCAACTACCGAACGAGCCAGAGCAAAGTAAAGGTTCCGCTGGAGTCGGCAGGACAGCACCGAGAAATCCCGAAAACCAAATAACAGAGTCTCCAAGACGAGGAGGTAGTAGTAGAAGACGAGGAAGTCCAGTACAAATGGGAAGAGGGAAGGGAAACATTCAGGCAGTAGGTCAGAAGGTAGTACTAACTGGCGAAAACAAGTTTGAGAAGATGAGAGATAGGAACAGTTGTAAGAGCGACACTAAGATAGATAAAAAACTATGGACAGATAGAGAAGCTTTACAAAGACCAGATGACTTTAAGTTTGTAGAGGTACAATGCACTGGACCGTTTCGAGACGACGGTGTAATTGATGGTTGTGGACTATGGTTTGACGTAAACCCTGCGTTACTATTAAGAGATGAAGAGACGGGTAATATTACATACACTTGCAACAATTGTACGAGATCAGGAAGATAGAGATAAATGGCAGTAACATACGACGTAGCGGCTGAAAGAGCTGTGCTGGCTGGAATATGTCAACATGGCGCAGACATGTTTTTGGACATAACAGATTTGGTAAAGGTAAATACATTTTTTGGTGATTCTAATAAGATTATCTTTAAGTGTTTAGAGCATATATGTAAAGCAGATAGTTCGGCAGTAGTTGATCTACCGTCTATATTATCTGCGGCATCTGAGCTAAGCCTTAATCATATATTTGAGAGGAAAGAGGAAGGTAAGCATCTTAATAGTATTCTACAGTTAAGAGTAGAGCAGACTAACGTTAGAAAGTTCTCTGCCAAACTTAGACGCTTGGAGATTGCTAGACTGATCCACAATCAGGGAGGACTTCTACAAGAAAGAATGTCCGACATAGATGGTTCGGAACCTATCGCTCAGCTTATAGGTATAGCAGAAAATACTATCTTTGATTTTACCTCACTGTTCGAGGGAGAGACCGAGCTAAAGCCGAAGAAGATTAGCGATGGCATTAGAGAGTACATACAATACTTAGAAGATAATCCTTGCACTACTATTGGCATACCTACTGGCTTTCCATCCTTCGATGAAAGCATTGGAGGTGGAGTAAACCCAGGCGTTACGATGCTAGGAGCTAGACCTAAAGTAGGCAAAACTACTCTGTCTATGAACATGGCTAAGAACATTGCTCGCAACGGTATCCCAGTTCTATACCTCGATACGGAAATGATCGAGAAGGGTAGATACCGAGATATCTCAGACAAGCTCACCGCTATGATAGCGGACGTAGACATTAAGACTGTAAAGATGGGGCAGTTCAAGGAGGACGAAGCGGAAAGGGCTCGTGTGTGGGAGGCTGTTGACGAGATTGAGAAGCTTCCTATCTACCGCATGGACATTGCGGGTAAATCTTTTGAGGATCAGTTGTATGTTATGAGACGATGGGTACAGAACACGGTCGGACTCAACGCTGATGGTACTGCAAAGGACTGCGTTATTCTATATGACTACTTAAAGGTTCAGGACACTAGCGGGATTACTGAGTCTATCAAGGAGTATCAGGTTCTGGGTTGTATGATGACTGCACTACAGAACTTCGGTATTAGATATGCGGTTCCTATTATAGCTTTCACTCAGCTAAACAAAGATGGCATTGACAGTGAGACCTCGGCTGTTGTGTCAGGATCGGACAGGCTGTCATGGTTCTGTATCAGTTTCAGTATCTTCAAGTATAAGTCTAATGAAGAGATAGCAGAGGATGGAACGAACAAGGGCAATAGAAAGATTGTTACTGTGATGTCACGGTACGGTCCAGGACATGACTTTGGAGAGTACGTACATGCTTACATGAATAAATATCGTGCTCAGATAGACGAGGTTGACCTTAAAAATCTAAGCGTGGGAGATGATTTCATATTCGATAATGACGGTGAAGACGGAGAGATGGTAGACGAGATACCTTTTGACTAGTACGTAAATTGGGAAGAGATAATGAAGACTAAAGTAAAGATACATGACAAGATGGACCTGCGTATCCTGGAGAAGGCAGCAGGACACAAGTTAGAATCCCTGTTAGAGACTCTAGGAGTAGAGGGTCTCAGTCGTCGTAGTAGATTCTACGTGGGTAAATGCCCTATACATGGAGATGCAGACAACGGTACGGCTTTCAACATCTTTCATACTGGTCACGAAACCATTGGTAACTGGAGATGCTTTACTCACTCATGTCACAAGCACTTCCAACCTAATATTATAGGATTCGTTAGAGGGTATATATCCAGGAATAAATACGGATGGACAGACCCTAAAGACGTTGATAAAGAATGTAGTTTTGCAGACGCTATATCGTTCTTAATGAAGTTCGTAGGAGGTCAGGACTTATCGGAGATTAAGATTGACTACCAACAGATAGAACAAGGTAGGTTTGTCAACAGCATGACCAGTACTTACGCTAGAGAAGAACCAGCGCGTAATCTAAATATCTCTAGACGCACAGTCAGAGACGGACTAAGTATACCAGCGGAGTATTATGTTAGTAGACACTATACTGCCGAGATATTAGAAAAGTATGACGTTGGACTATGTACGGAGATGGGTAAGCAGATGTTTATGAGAGCGGTAGTTCCCATTTACGACGATGACCATAAGAACGTTGTAGGATGTAGTGGTAGAGCAATCTTTGATATGTGTCCTATCTGTAATTCATATCACAATCCAACTCACCAGTGTCCCGACGATAAGAACAAGTGGAAGTTCTGCAAGTGGAGACACAACTACGGATTTAAGGGAGAGAACTATCTCTATAACTACTGGTATGCCAAGGACTACATCCGTAAATCTAAGGTTGCAATAATCGTAGAGAGTCCTGGAAATGTCTGGAGACTGGAGGAAGCTGGCATCCACAACTCAATTGCGACGTTCGGAGCGCATTTAACTGACGGTCAGCGATATATTTTGGATAAATCTGGCGCTTTAGCACTTATTGTGTTGACAGACCCCGACCACGCGGGTAGATTAGCACTAGAGAACATTCGTGAGTCGTGCGGCTCCATATATTCCATCCACAGTCCCGTGATTAGCGACTCTGATATCGGAGAAGCCACGGTTACTTTATTACACAACAAATTAGTACCAATAATAAACAAAATAGAAAGTGGATTAGCATTATGACAAATATTATAGCCTTTAGCGGTAGAAAGCAAAGTGGTAAGAATACCGTATTCAACTTCCTTCTTGGACTAGAGCTACTTAAACTAGGAGTAGTTAGAAAAGCCGTAGAGGTTAGACCAGAAGGATTATTCATTAGCGACGTATTGGGTAACGCTGATTACGAAGGTCTCTTCGATATAGATCGTAACAACGACACAACACGACAGTTTAATGAAGAATTTATCTATCCGTTCATCAGGAACTATAGCTTCGCGGACTGTCTCAAGACCGACGTATGTATCAATCTTCTAGGACTAACTCACGATCAATGCTACGGTACGGACGAGCAAAAGAATAGTATCACGCATCTTATGTGGGAAGATATGCCTGGAGTATTACCACAGGCTCCACCCAAAATGAAACAGGCTCAGATACCATTCTGGGGCAGAATGGGTAAGTACTATGACACGTATATGGTAGAAGGTAAATATTTCATAGTGCATGAGCCAGGACCGATGACCGCTAGGGAAGTAATGCAGTATGTTGGTACTGACCTATTCCGCAGGATGTATGACAAGGTATGGTCCGCTGGAACAATCAATCGCATCAAAGACTACGCTACTAAACTGGCTATTATTACAGACTGTAGATTCGTCAACGAGGTAAAAGCTACTCAGGAAGCTGGAGGCAAAGTCATACGATTCACTCGTAATGGCGACGATGCAGACGCACATGAAAGCGAGAGAGCATTAGACCGCGATAGATTCGATTGGAACAAGTTTGATGCCGTGGTAGATAATGCGGAAATGACCATCTCGGAACAGAACGAAGCAACCTACAAGGTTCTTGAGGGATGGGGATACGTAGATCAGATAGGTAACGCAAGCCTTACGGAGGCAGTGTCTTAATGTCAATTATTACATACCTAAGAAGTAGCTCGTATGGTTGTCACGATATGTGTCCCATGAAATACTACCTGGAATACAACCTTGGGCATAAGGGTCCACCAAACATTAAGGCAGAAAAGGGTACTATCGTTCATAAGGTACTAGAGGTATTAGCCGATGTAAAGCTACATGGACAGAACGGACGTAAGAGATTTGATGACGAGATCGCTGGTAGAATTAACCTAGCTAACTACGACATAGATAAGATCGTTGACAAGTGCTATGACTACTATTCTTCTCACTCCGTCAATACATGGAAGCCTCTTGACAGGAAGCATTGTCGAGCATGGACCTACAAGGCTCTTGAGTATAACAAGGGAGAGCACGATCCGCGAAATTCAGATATCGTAAAAGCGGAACAAGCGTTCGACATAGAGATCACTAAACCGTGGGCTATGTATGATTACGAACTACCCGATGGAGAACGTCTCAAAGGTTTCTTATCCATCAAGGGAACAATAGATCAAGTGTCCCGCATAAATAAGAACACCTACCAGATACTAGACTGGAAGACTGGCAAACGTATCAACTGGGCTACTGGAGAAGAAAAGGATTACGCGGCACTTACTAAGGATCATCAGTTAATGATGTATTACTATGCTGCCACACACATTTATCCAGAGATAGACAACATACAGTTAGTGATCTACTTCATCAATGATGGTGGTCCGTTTACTATATGCTTCTCTAAGGAAGACATTCCTCGTATCGAAGATATGTTACGTCGTAAATTTGAAGCGATTAAGAACACGGCGGCTCCAGCGTTAAAGAAAACGTGGAAGTGTACTAAGTTCTGTCACTTCGGACGTACTAGTTTCGAGGGAACTTCTGTACTACCAATAATAGAAAAGAGATATGGACAGCCTAGTAAGATAGGAGAACCTATGACAAAGTGTGAACAAGTTAAGTTCTGTCTAGAGCATAGAAGTTCTGAGTTAGTCATAGAAAATATGTCTGCTCCTGGTCATCATGTAGACTACTATCAGAAGCCTGGAGACGTAGAGAAATGAGAGTATTGGTAACTGGAGGTACTGGATTCTTAGGTAGGGCATTGATACGGAGTTTGCCTTGTCCAGATGATTGTATTACGGTCGTCGCTCGTAACGAGGGTAAACTGACTGACTTACAGAATTGTCATCCTTGTATAAACATTGTTTGTGGAGACATAGCCGATCCCCACATAGCAGAAAAAGCCACTAGAAATATAGATAAGGTGTATCATCTAGCAGCTTTTAAGCATGTAGGATTAGCGGAAAAGGATACGTTTCAATGTATCAATACTAATATTATTGGAACCATGAACCTACTAGAGAAAGCTTGGGTCTCCAGCTTCGTATATATCAGTACAGATAAAGCAGCTAGTGTAACTGGAGTGTACGGAGCGTCTAAATTTATAACAGAACGTCTAGTGCAAGAATATCAGAGAATGAGACCTGCAAATAGATATACTATCGTTCGTTATGGAAACGTTTTGTATTCTACTGGGTCAATTCTACCAAAATGGAAAAAGGCTTTGCAAGCAGGAGAAGAGATAGTCATAACTGATCCAGAAGCTACTAGATTCTTTTGGACCGTAGACGAAGCTATCAGGACTGTGTTTGATGCTGAAAGAATGTCACAAGATGCAAACGCTTGGTGTCCATATATAAAAAGTATTAGCATGGGCAACTTACTTACAGCTATGCAAAACAAGTACGGCGAAGCAACAAGCATTAAGAAGATTGGACTCCAAGCTGGGGAAAATCTTCATGAGAAAATGTTTACAGACGGACTAGACAGTAGTGAAGTAGAACAATATACTATAGAAGAAATAATGGAAAAGATATGACGTACTTCCCACTACACGTACACTCGCACTTTAGTCTACAGGACGGACTTAGTACACCTGAGCAAATATCTACTCGCTGTGAGGAGATAGGAGTAGAAGGTTCTGCAATCACAGACCACGGAACAATGTCTGGACATATCCAGTTCCTGTCAGAGATGAAGAAGTCAAAGGAAAAGTCGGCACAAAAAGCGTTGCTAGGATGCGAATTCTACGTATGTAAGGAAGACGCAGAGATACAAACCGAGAGAAATAGAAAACTATCCGACCTGTGTATCATAGCACGTAACAAGGACGGATGGAGAGATATGGTCCAGATGATGTCTAGGGCTAATGATAAGAATACCTTCTACCATAAGCCACGACTAGACCTCGACAGGATAGCAGAATTTACAACTAGCGGAAATGTAATGGCTTTCAGTGGTCATGTTGGATCTTGTATGGCCAACATACTATTCGATGAAGAGGGAGAGATCTCTAGTCAGTGGAGGATAGAAGGATGTCGTTTAGCTAGGTGGTTTGAAAACGCCTTTGGTAAGGACAACTTCTTTCTAGAGGTACAGTTGATAGACTCGGCCACTTTTCCCAGACATAAGATTATTGCAGAGTGTATTAGAGCCATCAGTAAAGACACGGGAATTCCATGTGTGGCAACACCGAACTCTCACTACGCCAGAAAAGAAGACGCTGTAGATCAACAGATTCTTATCTGCTCTAAGATGAACTCTACCTTGCAACAAGCAAGTAAGGCATCGTTTGGAGTTAACGGATTCTTTAGGTGTTCACAGTATCATATACCATCGTTCGTAGAGATGCAAGAGTTTCATACGGCGGAAGAGTTAGACAATACATTACTGTTTGCATCTAGAGTGGATGACTACAAGGGGATATTAAAGAGTCCTATCCTACCTAACTTTCCATGTCCTGACGGAATGAATGCCGACTCATATTTGAGGCACTTATGTAAAGAAGGGTGGCGTAATAAGGTTCAGGGAGTAGTCAATCCTGCGAAGTTTCAGGAGTATGGAGATAGAGTTAAGAGGGAGTTGGAAGTACTACAGGGAGCTGGACTTTCTAGTTACTTCCTTATTGTAGCAGACATCATTAATTTTATTCGTAGAAACAAATGGCTTGCAGGCCCAGGTAGAGGGTCTGCTGCTGGTAGTCTAGTATCCTACTTGATGGATATCACAGCTATTGATCCTATGCCTTTTGGACTACTCTTTGAGAGGTTCTATAACGCTGGTAGAAATACAGCGGACCACATATCTATGCCTGATGTTGATATGGACGTGCCTAAGTATGCACGAGAGCATGTCCTCAAGTATATGAGAAAAAAGTACGGAGAAGATCATGTTGGGCAGATGGTAACATTCCAGACGATTAAGGGACGTGGAGCTTTAACAGACGTGCTTCGTGCTCACGGAGGTATATCCTTTCAAGAGATTAAGATGGTGACTAAGAATATCGTAGAAGAACATAAGATCACAGACGAACTCCAGAAGATGAAACAGGACACAGGAGAATCTTCTATCTTACAATGGTGTCTAGAACACACTCCAAAGAAGTTAGACCAGTGGTGTAGTATTGGCGATGACGGTAACCTCATCGGTCCTCTTGCTCAACGCTTTACTCAGGCAATGAGGCTAGAAGGGACAAAGACCGTACAGTCTAAGCATCCAGCGGGAGTAGTTATAGCACCAGAACCATTGGGCAATATGTGTCCTATGATTTTCGATGTTGAAAGCGGTCAGAAAGCTGCGGCGTTTGAGATGGAAGACCTTGAAGCTGTAGGAGGTCTAAAGGTTGACGTACTAAGTATTACGTCACTAGACAAGGTCATGGGAGTTTGTCAAGGTTTAGAGTTTGGAGACATACATGAAATTTCAGGAACTATCTGTGAGTAGTCAGTTTTCAATTGACACGTCTCCACATATTGTATTCACTAAGGTGCAGCACGTCAAGGGAACGTGTTGCAGTAAAGAATATAACGCTACATATAAGAACAGCGGTGGAAAGCGTAAGGTCATGCAGTTCGCAGCTAACAAAGAAGTACATATCATTTAACTAATTTAATTCAGGAGTTTAATATGAGACTAGCAGGAGTCCAACCAGGACAGAAATTTACCTACGATGGAGCGACCTATGCACATGATCTAGCAGGAAGATCGGGTGGAGGAAAAGTCGCAGTAGTCAACATAGACACAGGAGAATGTTCTATGCTACACGGACTTACCGAGGTTGATGTAGTAGTAGAAAGTGAAGTCGTTGTAGATGAAGACTTTAGCGTAACGGACAGGCAAGAGCCAGTTATGGTTACAAGCATCGGGTCGTTCGGTCCAGAGGAAGTGATGAACATGGAAAACATACCTTTTGAAAAAAGTCCAGCGAATCCTAACTCCTTAATTCTGGATGACACGATAGAAGGAGTGACAGAAATAACAGACGAAGAAGTACGTAAGGATTTCTTTAACAGAAGATATTCTCAAGCAATGGACCTAAACCCTAAAGAAGAGAAGGAAGAATAGACATGAGTAACGCAGTGAAACCGAGAGGTGATAGAATCACAGTTCGTAAAGTTAAGGCTACTCCAGTATCTAAGAATGGTATTATATTACCAGAAGGTACGGTAGAAGATAATCCAGTTGTAGAAGTAGTCTCTGTAGGAGACGGGCCAGACGTAAAAGATATTAAGCCTGGACAGCTTGTAGTTATCTGCCAACTGTTCGAGAGAGATCAGATTGGCGACCTGTACATCGTTGACGAAGAAGACATTCGCGCAATATACGGAGAATAACATTGAAGAACTATATATGTGTTTACGATTTTGAGACAGATAGTCCTAAGCCAGAAACGTGCGAGCCAGTACAGATTGCTGCTCTCATGCTTCACCCTCACACTTTGAATATAGTAGAAGATTCGGAATTCGTATCGTACATGCGTCCAGAGGGGATAGACGATAAGAATTACTTGAAGAAGAACTACGACACAATTAAGTGGCACGCTACAAACTATCATCCAGACTTCTATGAGTTAAAGAGTGGAGATCAGGATGAAGCTGTAATGGGTATCTTGCAGAAATGGAAAGATGCTCCCAACCAGAAACAGGTGTGGAGTGACTTCTGTACCTATCTGCTCAAGTACAATAACAATCAGGCTAGACGTAGTAAGTTCTCCGCTCCAATACGTGCGGGTGCAAACATCAGACGCTTTGATAATACTATCGTAGATCGTATGTGTACGAGGTTTGGTACTGTTACTAAGGATGGGGAGCAGAAGATTTTTCAACCTCGTGACGTAGTAGACATTATGGAACTAGCCTTCTACTGGTTTGAGAATCTGCCAGAACCCAAGGCTTACAATATGGGTGCTTTGAGAGAATTCTTTGGAATGTCCGATGAAGGTGCTCATGATGCTCTCGTTGATATCAGAGACGAAGCAGCAATGATTCAGAAGTTCTTGAGACTACACAGGTCTATAGCGGCCAAGGTTAAATTTCGTGGGGCAATGATTCCCAGGTTGAGTTCATAGTTGGAGAAAAGATGGTTGAGATTAAAGACGGATACGCTCATTACGAATGTGGGTGTAAGTTTGAAGTAACGCAAAATGGTCCACCGATTAGACTTAGGGTAGACCCTCGTATAGAGACCTTACCTAAAGACTGTAGTAGAACGTGGAATCTATTCGCTACTGGTAATACTAAAGGTGTATTTCAGCTTGAGACCAGATTCGGACAGCAGTATTCAAAGAAGCTGATGCCCGAAAACATAGAGCAGTTAGCTGCGTTGATGGCTATCCTACGACCTGGATGTACGCAAAGTTATCGAGGCAGTAAGAACATTGCTGAGCACTACATAGACAGAAAGAATGGCGTAGAAAAGGTAGAGCAGTTTCATGAAGCACTAGCACCTATTCTTGTAGGAACTTTTGGTGAGATGATTTACCAGGAACAGGCTATGCAGATAGCTCAACTCATAGCTGGCTTCACCTTACAACAGGCTGACGTACTACGTAAGGCTATTGGTAAAAAGAAAGCCGACGTTATGGCCGAGGTTAAGATTGAATTTATAGCAGGCTGCAAGTCCGTAGGTATAGTAACTAAGGAAGAAGCGGAAGAAATCTTTGGGTGGATCGAGAAGTCACAGAGATACTCGTTCAACAAGAGTCATGCAATCTGTTATGCGTTTAATGCATATCAGACAGCATACTTCAAGGCTCACTTTCCCGTAGCTTTCTTTACTTCTTACTTATGGTATGCTAAAGACAAGTCAAAGAAGTTCGACGAGATTAAATTACTCATAGCCAATACTAACCAGATGGGTATTAAGGTTCTGCCTCCTGATTTTAATAGCGACAACTCTAGATTTAAGAGAGTGTACGATAAGATCAGCGACAATTATAACGATTACGACGACAGTATCTACTTTGGCTTCGGTGACATAAAGAGTGTTGGAGAGAACCGTGTCAAGAAAATGAGTAATGCTATATACATAGCGGAAACATCTCTAGATAAGCATAGAAGTAAGTGGACCTGGATAGAGTTTCTAGTACATTTCTCTCAGCAGGTAGACAGTACCATAATGAAAGGTATCATAGAAGCTGGAGCACTGTCTCACTTTAAGATAGCTCGTACTAAGATGTTGTTTGATTACGAACAGTACTCAGTACTAACTAAGAAGGAACAGGCATGGATTAAACAGAATCTCACTGCCGATAATATCATAGAACTACTGGAAAAAGCTGTAGCTCCATATAGTAAAGGAGGTAAGAAGATTAATGGTCCTTGCAATAACTACAAGAGAGTACAGAAACTAAAGGATATAATAGTACTAGCTAAAGATCCTCCTTATTCAATGGAGGACTCTACAGACTGGATAGCCCGTATAGAGGAAGCTAGATTAGGAGTATCTATCACAGCATCTGTACTGGACTCATGTAAGGACTTAGATCAGGCTAATTGTACCATACTAGAGTTCAATAAGCAACAGGAGAAGTCTAGTGGAATCTTCATAGCTTGTCAGATAGAGGAGATCAGGACGCATATCACTAAGACTAAGCAAGAAGAGATGGCTTTTGTGACCGTCAACGACCAGGAGGACTCCCTAAGCTGTGTGGTTTTCCCGAAAGATTGGCCAGAGATCAAAGCTTGTGGAGCATGTGTGACAGAAAACACTGTTATTATAAGCGGAGACAGGTCGAAAAATAAAGATAGCTTTATTATTAAGAAAATGTGGCAGTTAACTTGACACTTGTGCTCTAGTCGAGTATACTTATAGTGTAATTGGTAATTTTAACGAGGAGATGAGAAGATGAACATTGTAGTCCTAAAAGGCAACTTAACTAAAGACCCAGAAGTCAAGACCATTAATGCTAATGGCAAGACAACTAGCGTAGCTCAGTTTAGCATCGCGGTTAACAGACACTACAAGAAGGCTGATGGCTCTAAAGAGCAAAGCGTCACCTATGTAGACTGTGAAGCATGGGACACTGGAGCAGAGACTCTTGGTAAGTACGCCAAAAAGGGAGACCCGTTACTTATTAACGGAGCACTCAAACTAGACCAATGGGAAACAGACGGACAAAAAAGGTCCAAGCTGAAAGTCCGCGTAACAAACTTTGAGATGTTACGAACCCGTAAGGACAGGGAAGCACTAGCCAGTGCTGGTGGAGCAGAATCTAATGACGCTCCTACCGAGCAACCAGTAGCTCCAGATGGTCAGCCAGTGGACGACGACATTCCTTTCTAATGGTGGTGTCTAATATTAATCAAGATCAACTAGCCTCATTACTCGAAGAGAACATGGGGCTAGTTGTTTTTCTAGCTAAGTCTTTCAACCCCACTAGCCACTACGACCTAGAAGAATTTATACAGATAGGTCGTATAGCAGCATGGAAGGCTATTCTCAAGCACGACCCCGAAAGAGCCGCGCTGAGTACTCTGATATGGCATCATGTAAGATGGGCCATACTAAGAGACCTAGACAGACGTAAGAAACAACACGTACAGTTAGATGACACCATTCCTATCGAAGATAAATCAGTAAGTTCTATAGTGTGGGAGTATGTACCAGACTATCTAACTAACAACGAACAAACAGTATTAGACATGCGTATGCAGGGTCATACGTTTGTAGATATATGTTCTACGCTGGGGTTCTCCAGAGGGTGGTCAAACAACGTATTCAAATCTGCGATAAAAAAGATCAATGAAGCAAACGAGAAAAAAACGAATCTTAATGTGTAATGATGCTCATTTCCTATACACTGGCTATGCCAAGTATGGGAATGAGGTGTTAAGTCGTCTAGCTAAAACTAACAAGTTTGAACTAGCTGAGCTATCTTGCTATGGGTACGTTAACGACCCTAGAGACAACCATGTGCCGTGGAGATACTACGCCAACTCGATAAAGGAGGAGGCTGACCTGCAATTTCCCGCATACAAATCCCATCCTCAGAATCCTTTTGGTAACTGGAGATTCGAGAGAACATGCGTAGACTTTCGACCAGATATCGTGTGGGATATACGTGATCCGTGGATGCTTGCATTTGAAGGTACTTCTACTTTTCGTCCCTTCTTTCACTGGGCGATCATGCCGACCGTAGACTCCGCTCCTCAACAAGAGGACTGGGTATCTATCTTCTCTGGTGCTGATTCGGTGGCAACTTATTCCGACTATGGAATGAAAACGTTACAGAAGACAGGAAGCAATATACCTCTCACTTCTGTTGCGTCACCTGGAGTTGATCTAGATGTATTCTCACCAGTCACCGATAAAGCTGCGCATAGAAGAAAGTTAGGATTCTTCCCTAACGCGAATATCATTGGTACTATCATGCGTAACCAAGCTCGTAAACTATATCCAGACTTGTTTCAAGCCTTTAGAAAGTTTATAGATAACTGTTATGATAAGGGTGAGAAAGATCTCGCCAACAATACATACTTGTATCTTCATGTAAGCTATCCAGATTTAGGATGGGAAATTCCGTCCCTGCTTAGAGAACATGGTTTAGGCAGGAAGGTTTTATTCACCTACATCTGCAAAAATTGTGACAGTCCGTTCGCCAGCTTCTTCAAGGATGCTCGAACCGTATGTCGTCGATGCAATCACGCTAGTGCTGTACTTCCCAGTCCAGATAGAGGACTTACTCCATCTCAGCTATCGGAAGTAATTAATACGTTCGATGCATACATACAATATTCAGTGTGTGAGGGTTTCGGTATGCCTCAAGTAGAAGCTGCTGCCTGCGGAGTACCAGTCATGTCAGTAAACTATTCTGCTATGGAAGACGTAATTAAAAACACCAAGGGTATGCCTATACCAGTAGAGAGAATGTTTAGGGATGTAGGTACTCATGCTTATAGAGCCCTGCCTGACAATGATGCCTGTGCAGAGATAATATACAAGTTCTTCAAGAAGCCTTCTGCTATACGTAGGGTCATGGGTAACAAGGCTCGTAAGGCAGCAGAGAAATATTACAACTGGGATGCTACGGCCAAGATATGGGAAGACCATTTTGATAGCATTGAGCTAACCAACCTACAAGGTAAGTGGAGTGCTCCTATGTTACCATGCGGGAAACCTCCCACTATGCCAGATCCTAAACGTATGGTTTCTAATTCTCACTACGTTGACTGGCTAATATTAAACGTGTTGAAGGAACCTAAGCATCTTAATAGCAGATTCGCCCTGAAATATCTGCGTCAATTGAATTATGGGTCTCGTCAATCGGGTGTAGATATGATTCCAGTCACTAGAAAATCTGTATATGACGAAATGTCTGCATACGCCTATAATAAGCTTGAGTACGAGATGGCTAGAACTGGACAGTTAGAGCTACATAACGCGGACTTTATTGAGTACGCTCACCAGAGAGATAAGTATCTAAAATGAAAAACATACTATTCGTAGGACCATATAGGCAGACCGATGGATGGGGTAATGCCGCAAAAGAATACATCCGAGCCTTACGTCTCACTGGACATAACCTAGCTGTAAGACCAGTCTACCTTAACCATCAGGAGAAGTGGGATCAGATAGAAGAGTTTCGGGATTTAGAATCCGCGTCGTATGAATACGATGTTATCATACAGAATTGTCTACCTCACATGTTTAGACGGTACGGTGGAGTCAAGAATATTGGACTGTCCTACTTTGAATCTACAGTTAGATATACTCCCTGGCCAGCATCTATCAATCTGATGGATAGAATGTGGGTTACCTCCAAATTTGAACAATGGATGTTAGAGAACTCTAAGGTCAGTACAGATATAGACGTGATCTCTATACCTTGCGATGCGGAGAAGTACAACAAGGAATATTCCTACGAACTACTGAAAGAGCATCATGGTCATGAGTTTAAGTTCTACTTTATCGGAGAGTTCATAAGCAGAAAGAATCTCAATGCATTAATCATAGCGTTTCATAGAGAATTCTCTCCCAATGAGCAAGTACGACTAGTCCTAAAGCTGAACAGGGTTGGTCTTGGAGCGGAAGACACACTGAGACAAGCACAAGCAATGATACAAAGTACCCGAAAGTCGATGGGAATGTATAAGAATCAATCATCATACAAGTCGGAGATACTATTGCTCAAGTACCTGTCTAACGATGAACTATACGGTCTACATAATGACTGCGACTGTTTTGTTATGCCTAGCAGCGGCGAGGCTTTTTGCATCCCCGCCTTTGACGCTACAATGTTCGGGTCTGCTCCTATAATAAATGTGAATTCTAGTATGGTGGAATACGTAGACGGTGACGTGGGATATTTTGCACGTAGCTATAAGACTCCAGCTATAGCAGAAGATAGACCTCTACCTTACCTGTATAACACCAGAGATACTTGGTTTAAGGTAGACATACTGTCCCTACAGACACAAATGAGATGGGCCTATGATGACAGGAACAGGAAAACTAGAGAAGAAAGAAAAGAGTATGCTAGGAAAAACATATTACCAAAGTTCACTTACGAAAGCATAGCTAAGAAGATGGCGGAAGTACTATGAAAGATGCAATAGATAACGTGATTAACAAGGCTATTAGAAAGCCTGGAGACGACACTAATCTACTATACATTCCATACGACGGAAACTTTGAGTGGATGATGTCTAGCGTTCCAGTACGTCTATACGCACCTAGTAATTCACTATCCAGAGAATGGCCTTGTAATAATTTTCCGCAGTCATTAAACTGGCTACCCGCTGGCGCTAACTTCATTCCTAACAGGATAGACATACAAGCCGTAGTAGTTAACTTTAGAAAAGAAGCGGTACATAATGCGGCAGGCATAGCTCATCGTTTCCATGTACCTCTAGTAATAGTAGACCACGAACTACCAACCAAAGAAGCCAGTTCTAATCTAAAGAGATTTATAAATAGTCAACTACCTCCTGGTTCCGTATACGTTACTCCGCACAGTATGGTGAATGAATCGTGGGCGTACTCAGATACTATGGAATCTTATAACATACCATACGGATTCGAAAAGCAGGAACAATCAATAAAACAGAACGATGTATTAGTAGTTGGAGACTACGCTCCAGAAGACGCAGGGTTACTATCAGAACTTCTTAACTGCCATACAAAAGTAATGGGCATTGGACATAATGGAAGTCGCACCACTCCGTATACATCCATGAAGGATTTGATATATCACATGTCCAATTCACAAGTATGTGTGGTGATATTTCAGGAACATCGTCCACCGTTTTTCGCTATGCTTGCGGCTGCGTGTGGGTGTGCTGTAGTAACAAACAGAACCAGATGGACCGAATCCGTATTCGAAAATAAAACAAACGCTATACTGTTTGACAATATAGACTCTGTCAAGAGACTTGTTAGAGAGCTGATACATAGCGATACGTTAGACGACATGGCTCTTGCGGGACAAGAGATGATAGAAAGGGATCACAGTATTAATAAGTTTAGAGATGGCTGGATAGATCTTCTTAATGACCTAAGTACAAGGATATATATTAGATGAAAATAGCAGTGAAGCATCAGAATTTAACGTCTGTCGTAGACAACGATCAGACTGTAGTATCGTTGCAAGAACTAGATACGGTAGAAAATGCTAGTTGTATATCAGTACATCTAGCGGACTGTGCCGACTATGTACCTCTTTCAGAGCGCGCAAAGCTTATAAAGAAAGCTATAGGTAAACTTAGATACGGAGGTGAGATTACTATCAGTGGGACTGACTTGATATCCGTAGGACAGCAAATTATGAGCGGCAATATGAGTACTGCACGTTCTAACGTTGTACTGTTCGGAGGTAGGTTGTCCGCAGATACAATCAACGACGTTATTAAAAATATTCAGGCAGCAGGATTAAATATCGTTAATGCTAAACTAGTGGATGAACTATACTACTCAATTAAAGCGAGAAGACCAGATGTCAAATGATACCTCATGTAAAGCGTGCGTCTTTGCAGAATACGATGATATGACCCAGGTTGGATGTTCTAGGGGTATGCTTAAAAAATATAAAGATGTTGGTGCAAACGTTGTAGAAGCCTATGATGAAGACAGGGAGTTTATGGTCATAGAAAATAGACTATGTCCTTTCTATAGAACTAAGGGATGGATTGATAGGATACCAGAAGAAGACTTCGACGCAACGGTAGAACGTATGCTGGCTTTAGAGACTCGCTTATCGTTTCATGCAATAGTATTTGTAGAAGACCATAATATTGAGTCTGTCTGTAGCACTATAGATAGTTTATACGCTCAGAATAATCGGCCAGCAAGAGTAACAGTAGTTAGACCACGGACCAGTACTATAAAACCTAGAGATATACGAGAACTGTTTAATGAAGACTGCGGATTCAAATGGAGGATTGAGAATCTAATAGGACCAACTCCAAGAGACGTAGTGACACACTCGGTACATAAGAAGAGTGGTAGGGTACAGCCCTGTCAATACTATGCAGTAGTAGATGCTGGACATGTATTCGACGAGCAATACTTCTACGAGATTAATGAAGCAATAATAGGTTCGTTGTTGCAATTTGCTATGATCGAATCAAAAGAGTGTATTGTTATACCTAATCCAGTACATCAATACTGGCATTTCCACGGCAATCATGAAATAACTATAGCGGAAAACATAAGAGAGTACCAATGCAAGAACAAAGAGAAAAAGGTAGTACTGAAAATGAGTCAGGTACAGGGTCTGTTGACGCAAAAGTCATAGTTGCTATTGGAGGTTCTAAGAGAGACATCCCTTGCGACTATCCCTTAGCTGACTTTATATTTCAGGACGAGTACGACGTTAATCTGCCAGCGATGTTTAACCAACTCAAGAATAAGAGTAGCTACGACCTATTCGTATATATGAGTGAAGAATATAACTTTGCGTCGGAGAGTTCTTTGAGTAGGATGGTAGAGAAGTTTTGGTCCTTAGATATGACTAGCATTGGAGCGGTATATACTGACATACTAGTTAAGCATAAGGATAAAGAGATATGCGTTAAGGTTAATCCAGCCTACAGATCGAGCTTCTATGAGGAAAGGATAGTCCTCAACATACCATTCATGGCTAAGTCTGCGATACTACCTACCTTTAACGAAGAGGTGGAACAGTTGTGTCTGTGGGACGGGATGTTATGGCTCACACAGAACACGTTACTATACCACATACCAGAAACATTATTCCAGATAGAAGATTCCATGGAATTAAAGCAAATAGAAAAAGAGATAGGAATAGTACATGGCACGCACTACTAGAAATATAGTAGCACCAACTATCAGACCAGACAAAAGAAGGGTCTCCATAATCATTCCCGCTGCTGGAATAGGCAGTAGGATGAAGTCGTATGGACCTAAAGCCCTGATAAAGATTAAAGAAGACCTGACCATTATCTCTAATCAGTTGAAATATATCAACAAGTATTTCCACAAGCCAGAGATCATACTGGTGGCTGGATTCGGGTACTCTAAGGTTGAGGCCGCTATGTCTCGCAAGAAGAACGTTAAAGTAATAGAGAACGCGGCATGGGCAACTACTAATGTCATGTCAAGTATAGCTATCGGAATGGAACATGCTAGTTACGACAATATACTATGGCTATATGGAGATCTAGTATTTAACGCCTGGGCTCTAAAAGTCCCCTTTGGCAGTTACTCTATAATAGTGACAGACAAAAAAGGATTTATGAAGGACGAAGAGGTAGGATGTATAGTAGAAAGTAATATAGTAGAACACATGATGTATGGCCTGCCAAACAAGTGGGCTCAGATAGCATATTTTACTGGGAACGAAACCGACATTCTAAAGGACTTATGCAGAAACCCTGAGTATTATCAGTACTTTGGCTTTGAGATAATAAACAAGATCATCGGTCAGGACGGTAAGTTTACCGCATACTCCAATAACCGAATAAGAATAACAGACATAGACTCATCAAGAGACCTAGTTAAGATACAGGACATAATATGAAGATAATATCTACTCCACTATCAGACAGATACGATGGTATCATTAACGCCTCTGCCGAAGTGTTTGACAAGGTTGTTCTGTGGGAACCTCACGCTAAGCCCATGTTTGATTTGTTTGACGAGGTTAAACCAGACGTTGTATACTGTGATATCAAGTACGTTACTAAAAGCTTTATGTCGGCATGTAAACAATACGAAGATGTCAAATTAGTTCTGTTTGCCGAAGGAATACCTAGAGATTTTGAACCCGATCTAGTATGCGCCCAACCTAATCTATCTCCAATGCTAAAGAAGCATTTAGAACTAGGGGGCCATAAGGTAGAATACATACATGACTACGCGGATATAATTATGTACTGGACTGGAGAAGCAGACGATACTATAGCTTCCGACATAGCCTTCGTGTCAAACGGAGACATGGCTAGTAGTCCCGTGCAAAAGATCGAGCTGTTCTCTACCGTAGGTCGTTTAGGCCAATTGAAGATTGCTGGATCATCCAGGATACCTATACCTCAATACATAGGAACCATTAAGGACGATAGGATAGTGTCATTCTTAAAGTCAACTAAGATTGCCATAGACTGGAACGGTGAGAACCTACTTACCTGTGCCGCAAACGGAATATTCACTATGTCCACCATTCCCAACGATCTATTTCCGCATATAACCGTAGACAATGCCGCAGAGATAATTCCTAAGACTCTGAAAAACGGAAAGTTTATGAGACGTACTAGCAGAAAGGCCCAGCAACAAGTGTTGAGGTCTGGTACATGTTACCACAGACTTATGCAGATCACATCAGCTCTAGAGCTAGACGAATATACTAAAAAGGCACAAAGTCTATTAGACTCAAAATTAGAGGAGGTGCGACCATGCAAGCAGGCATAATGATAGACGCTCTAGACACGTCTCAAATGGCGGTAGAGCTAGTTAGGGAAGTTAATAAGGTTACACTCCTAGATGAATACTGGGACATCATAGTATTCTATCACAACTACGGAAGGACTACGGCCTTTCCAGAATTTGCCATGATACAAGAACAGGAGTTGTGGTCCTACAATGCTCCAGTGATGGCTACCGACCTATCTACTGGAGACAGACTGGTAAAATGTTATGCTCCCACTAAGAAGTTTTTGTATATGTGGGATTTAGAATGGATCAACGGCTCGTATGATATTGACACGTTGGCTTCCGTTTATATGGACCCTTCAATATCACTTATAGCACGGAGCAAATCTCATGCAAAAATCATTACTGACTGTTGGAAAGAACCAATAGCTATTATAGAGAACTTTAATTATGACCAACTTACCGAACTCTTTAGTTAAGCAGGCTAGTAGTTATAGCCAACTGCCAGACAAAGAGAAGAAGAAATTTTTTCAACAACTCTATGATAATAGGGGACTGAGTTGGTCCGTAATTGCTAAGATGTGCGGAACCTACACTAACAAGGTACGTCGTGATGCGGTAAGGCTAGGCATAGAATCCAGGTCTAAGAGTGAGGCTCAAGCCCTAGCTCTATCTACTGGTAGACACCATCATCCTACCAAAGATAAGTGTCATAGTAAGACAACTAAGATCAGGATAAGTGAGTCGGTTGCAGAAGATTGGGACAATATGACCACGGCTCAGAGACAGAAGAAGCGAGACGAAGCTAAGGAACGCTGGAACAAAAAGACAGATGAAGAGATTCGTCAGTTTAGAGAGGCCGCTGGAGAGGGAGTCAGAACAGCCGCGAAGGAGGGTTCGGCACTAGAAAAATATTTATTAGAGGAATTAATTTCGGTAGGCTACAAGGTCGAATTTCATAAGGAACACTGGGTAATACGAGAAAAGCTACAGATTGATTTGTTCCTGCCCGAATTAAATATTGCACTTGAGGTTGACGGACCCTCACACTTCAAGGATATTTGGGGTAAGGATAACTTGCGGAAGAACAAACTTAGAGATAATGAGAAAACTGGTTTGCTTTTACAGCGTGGCTGTGTTATAATAAGAGTAAGGCAGAAGCAGTCTTTATCTCAACGTTACAAGCGTGATATCTTAAAGAGCGTATTGAATGCCCTGAGAGACATCGAAACTAAAAGACCACAAGCTGGAAAACGACACATAATTTTGGGAGACTGATGATGACTGACAAGAACATAGAAACTGCTGTAGAAGATTTAGAACTGGACGAAGCCTTTACTCCAGTTCAGGGAAGCGATGGAGTTCAGAGTGATGAAGATTCAGATGTAGAACTAGTGCAAGGTAAACCTAGACCAGGACGATACTCTGTAGAGTGGTCGGACTTTGTAATGGGTCTGCTGGACAAGAGCGAATTAGTTAACGGTAGTCCCAAGTGTGAAGGGTTACGTAGAGTAGCTGGTCTACTATACGGAGATATGGACTTCACAATTCATGCTCATGCAGTACATGGCGACTATGCAGCGGTAACTGGAATTCTACAGATTAACGGTCAAAAAATAGAAGGCTGTGCAGAATGTACAGCAGAGAATTCAGAGCGTCCCTACAACCTGTATCCTCTAGCTACTGCTGATACACGAGCAGAACTAAGAGCACTAAAGAAGTTCCTTGGACTGAGGAATGTACTAGGAGCAGAAGAGAGTTGTGATAAGGCAAGACTAACCATGCCAGCAACTAACGAAGACCGAACAGAAGGTAGTATCGTAGATGCTCAGATATCATTCATTGATCTCTTCTGCGGTAAACAAGACATATCAGTAAAAGACGTAGTCACCGCCGTAGTGGGACAACATAAATCAATTAAAGATCTGAGTCATTCAGAAGCTTTAAGTATTAACGAACGTTTGGACTCATGGTCCAGAGACAAGGATGACGAGTATGCCAAGCTCAGTCCTTATGATGCAAATTGGCGATCTAATTTTGAGAAGTGAGGTATTGAAGCATGGCGAACATGAAAATTACGTACAAGCCAACTCCTAATATAAGTGTGGAGATTGAGGCTAGAGGCATCGAAGAGATGTTCCAAACTGTAGGACCGATTCAAGAGGTTCTGGGAGGCAACTGTACTTGCCAAAAATGTAAACAGTCTAAGATTCGTATGGTCCATCGTAAGGCAGATAACAAGTTCGACGTATATGAATTACTCTGTGAATCTTGTGGAGCCAGACTATCTCTCGGCAAGAACGATATGGGTAACTTATTCCCACGTAAGTACGAGCAAGCCAAGAATAGCGAGGGCCAATGGAAGCCTAAGCTGGACGGAGACGGTAAAAAGGTCTGGTTACCTGATGGCGGCTGGGTTAAATGGGACAGAACAGCAGGAAAGTACGTCTAAGGGCGACTTTTAGCATTCTAAACAACTAAGGCGGGTCATTTGACCCGTCTTTTTTAAATGGGGTCGTCAGTCGCAGCGTGAGGAGCAGGAATGGGGTATTCTGCGGTCCATAGTGGAGGTTCGGCAGGACATTCGGTAGTTCCCCACGCTAATTTGTTCAAATCGACGTTTTCTGGGTGCAAATTGCACTTACAGAGGCCGCATTGGTCATATCCCTTGGCAAATCCGCCATCTTTATTGAAATTGTCGCAGTCGCTGCATATTTGATGCAATTGTTTGATGTGTTCCGCTAATCTCACGGGACTACCAGCGTCTCGCCACTTCTTTCGCTCTCTAATGTATCTAACTATGGCGTTCATTCGCAATAAGCTGGTAATGTTAGGTCACCAGTAGGTACTATGTCTACCATTTGACCACAGTTGTTAAAGATTAATACTTTTCTTGTTGCAGTAATGGTAACTAGACCGCTAGGAGAACATTGTACGGACATTCCGTCAATAATAGGCTGTTCAATTCCTGACATACTATAATCTTGAAACTTATCTTTGAAGTCTAGCTCAATATTACAGCTACCAAGGTCTGTAGCTTGTAGACATGCTCCGAGAGATATCTCTGCCGCTCCACTGATACCTCCTATGTCCATATACACTCCCACCTCCGCTTGGCATCCGTCTGCGGTTAGTTGATTCAGGTTTAGTCCCTTACCGTACACTAACGTACTTACGAAACCCGCAGGGCTGCTAGAACTCACACAGCTAGTGCTGTTACTCATGTTTATACCAGCCCCAATCCATGCGTCACAGCTATTATTAGGAGTCTGCATCCTGATTCCGTTACCAGCTTTAAGTACACTAGCAAGTCTAGTACTATCGGGAGTACCAGTTACGCAAGCAGCAATAACGTCTGGATGAAAACCAGCCTGAATATCTACAACGCATATATCATCGTCTTGTGGATCAATTCTAAATCCTTTACCGAAGTTTAATGTGGTATAGTTTTGTAGTGTTAAGTGACCACTAGGACTGAGGTATCCGAATCCAGCATTGGTCTCATCAAAACAGAATGTCTCACTAGACATTTGAGTATTAGACTTATGACTTATAATAGAATATTCACATTCGTAAGGGTCGAACTCTGCTATAACAACGTCACCAGATTTCATGCAAGCATAGCCAACCTTATCTACAGCCATGAATTGAGGAGTAGCGATAGGACTACCACCAGAATCGTATAGTGTGGGTCCGCTAGTCTGTGATGCCACACCAGAACCTAGTGGATCAATATCCGATTGTAACGTTCCTACTAACGATCTAAATTGCGGAATTGTCCAAACGGCTCTCGCACGATCCCATCTGAAATCAACGGGACCAACAGGCCACGACTTAGACTTACGTAGGAAGTCATCCATGAACTTGTGTTCTAGGTTTGTTTCCGCGAAATTACCACTACCAGCAGCGCCTTCTGAATCTACTTTATTAGGAACTGGGAATCCGTCTAGATCATATCCCCATCCTTGCATTATCATTGGACCTCTAATAGCCATACCTCGGTATGTGTTATTGTGGTCAGATACTGTTATGTCTTGCGTATCTCCATATCCCTGAATAGGCATCACGATACTAGATGGTGGAACTCCAGTTCCGCGCCCTATCATTTCGATATCGTGGCCAACAGTAGGAGTATCAGTTCTATCGTCTGCTACACTGCTTCTAGAGAGTCCAGTAGGATTACTAAATGGGTCTAAGTAATTAATATCAATATCTAGATTGTAAGCGTTATAACTTCCTGCCTCACCCTCGATGTCTATTGGAGGTTGTGCTCCTCGACTTACCGTTTTTTGACAGTTGCTTGTCGGATTAGCATAGGTGGGAAGAGTAGCGTGAGTTGCTGTCGAGATAGGACGTAACAATCCGTCCATACTCATAAGAGCCTTTTCTTCATACTTAGCAGCCATCTCTGTCGAAGCTTCTGCCACTGACACAGTACCTACTAATGATCTATCGTATTCTCCAGAGTTCCACGGAATAATCTGCCCACCAAAAACTTCATGAGCAGTATTAGGTAAATTCTTTTGAGGCTCTAGTAGTACTCCAGGAGCTTTGCCAGCAGCCTTATTGATAGCGTCTATATTTTGGTTTCTCAGTCTATGTAAACCAAACGCACGTAACTGTTTATTAAAGTTTAGTCTTTGGCGACCCACTTTCTTCATACGTTCAGCATTACCTCTAAAGAATCTACCGTATTTAGGAGTCCATGTTCTTAGATTGTATGTTGTCTGTAATCCTTCTGGACCTACCGCCGTAGTTAGTCCTGTGATATTAGGTCCGTAGGTTCCGTCCCAAGGCAGTACGGCAGTGAAGTAGTAGTCAATTCCGCTTATTGCAGCGGTTCCGCTGGTTCTGTTTTCTACTAAGTTAGCACCGAGTCCACCGTTAAAGGGATTGCCGCTATCTGCCGCTAACAGTTCCGCTCCGAGAGGAAGGTCTGGACTACCAATGACGGTAACCTGTCCCTCTTCGGCTACTTGCTGATTTGTAATCCCTTCGCTTGCTGTTGCATTACCCGCTAAGTTTAAGGTTGTGAAACCTCCATACTCCCAAGGTACTAGTCCGTCGTCATGAGTAACTTGTACTCCTCCTACAGCACCAGCAGCACCCCAAGGACCATAAGAGAGAATGTTAGATTTAATACCGAAGCCACACGCATCAGGAGTCTCGGCTCTATTAACTGCTGATAACGCCAGAAGCACTAAACCAAAGTTCTCTTGAGCATCTGCTATATTGTTGTTCTTAACTGCTCCCTTAAAATTCTGTAAGAGTTTATGCAGACCAGCAAAGTTAATGGCAATATCTGGATTATCTAGCGATACGTTTTTGATGGGGGTAGGCAAAGTTACAATAGCTCTAGGACTAAATAGTGTAGATTTGTCTAGGTATACATATTCTTCGTTTACTCCAAGCTTTACCCATAACTTACCAGCGGTAGATATGTAATCATTAGTACTTAATTCTGCTGATGTAACGCCATTAACATTATCAAATCTAGAGAAAGCTCCCAGTCTGTTGTCGTCTAAAGTAAAGAAGTCAGTTAAGATTCCTGGGTGGGCAAGTTCTAATACTGGACTCACTTCGGTCCAACCGCCCTCGTTTGGCTGTTCGCTTAACTGTATAAGACCGCTTTCCGAATCGGTACGTCCGCAAGTAAATGGAAGACGCACTTGATATGTCTTACCGTAATGAGTATCCGCTATCTTTTTAATCCATTTGAATCCTATTTGAGCAACTTCTAGTTGCATATCTACATCATTAGCTTTAGGAGCGTTAGCCGCTGGAAGAAAATCTGCTGCTCTAAGAGCGTTGCCACCCGCTGCACCAAGATTCTTAATGATCTTGACCATGCCTTGTATATTAACAGCTCCTTTGAGGTTTGGCAGCACTAAGGCTTGATATAATTCTGTGTTAGTATTAGCTGCAAAACTTAACCATATATCATACCCAGACTGTGCGGCTACTAACTCGTCTTCGCCTATCTCTAACGTTGCTGCTATAGCTCTATTGTATTTTGGGTCTACTAGTTGTATAGCTAGGTCGTCAGTGAAGGCATCGAAGAACCACCATCCGTCTCCATCTAGCTCTGGAACGATAGCATTACCAGTGTTAGGATTAAGACCGAAGTATGGTATAATCATGTCATCAGCTTCTGGAGGAACTGGTTGACCGTCGCCTTCTGGATCGTCGCTTTGTTCTGCCTGATAGAAACTGTTCTTTGGACCTCCTACTACAAAAGCCTGCGTAATGTCATTACGTAGTTCACGGCCTTTATTGTAACTGATAACTTTGCGGTCGGCAGATGCGACAAACGTATCAATACTATTTAGTGCAGGAGCGTTAACTCTATCGGCAGTTCTGATCTTGATAAACTTATGGATTCCCGAACCTAGAACTCCACCAACAACTGGAACTAACTCTATGTAGTAGTCATGTCCAGAATCTTGAGTGATCTGAGATATGGTGTCCATGATAGAGGTACTAACGCCATTGAATCTCCAGTAAGTAGGAGCGGTAGGTAGTTCATTAAGGTCGAGGAAGTAGTAAGCTAAATTGCCAACGTCAGCAGGCATAATACCCATACCAGAAGCGGGAAATGATGAAGGAGCCTTGAACGCCAGTCTACCGTAAGGAGACCAGATATTGGTTGTGGCAGGGAACGAAGATAGTAAGATACGCTGAGCACTAAGAATCTGGTTCCACTGCATACCATTGTGATTAACATCTGCCCCACCATAGAATTCAGCAGGAGAGCCGAATACTGTACCGTCAACGCTACCATCTCCAGCACTGTATACTCCTGGAGCAGATTGAAACGTCTCTGGGCATGAAACGCCGAACGTTTCCATATATCCAAATGCATTGATAAGATTATATACGCTACCTACACTTCCAGCATACTCATTAATGATGATCTGTGCATTGTCTAGTATAGCACGAGGATCTACTATCTTAATTTGGTATGTAGGATTACCAGATATAGAGTGGCTCTCTTCCCAGCTTTGCACCTGACCAGCAAACTCAAAGTCTCCGACTCTAAAGTATACGGGAGCACCAATGATATTGGTAGTCAGTCCGAAGAAGCCTGGATCGGCTATGGTCCAGTCTTGTTCGGTCAGGTCGGTATCGAAGTACTTCTTAGGTGATCCAGCAGGAGGAGCACATGTGTCTTCCACCACCTGTACCGTGATCTCTGACTGCTGTTCATTCCATCCAGCAGACGCGGAGAAAGACATAACGCTGCATCCTAAGAACATCGTCTGGTCGAATCCTCCCCAAATGTTACCAGGAGTACATGTATTTTTTACTGGAGTGGCCATCTAGGTTCCTTAGCTGAGCTATATATAGTAGCATGTGCCTGTTCTTTTTGAGACTCTTCAAATTCATTCATCTTGCCTAGTACACTAGACAACTCTCTAGAGTTAGACCTTAAAGAACTACGTTTCACTACGTAGTTTTTGTACCACTTAAAGAAATGTTTGACAGTTGCTGTTCTTTCGTCATCTTTTGCCGTGTAGAATATAGTTCCATTTATACTTCCATGATGCCACGTCCATAAGTCTCTAACATCATTATATTCTACGGTTATTGGTCCTATCTTAGTCTCTAGTACTAGATTACATAGTGTGGGATGTTTCCCTGTTACGTACTTTACAATCATCTTATAACTCCTTGTTTAGCAGAATGAAGTAGAAATAGTTCCACTACAATCTGAATATGTCCATCCTACAGACCTAGTGTATCTGCCAGTAATCGGGTTCCAACTCTCGTTATCGGCGTGCTTGAATACTTGATTATACACGTCAGTGAGCTGAGTTTCAAAACTACATAGTAAATTTTCCACATTTTCTGTAGGCTTGTTTAAATCTAGATCTGTGATCACAGAACATCCAGTAGGAGAAGGCATTACTGCCTCAATAGAAACCTCTCTGGTTCGTTCGGTAACTGTAGAAATAGCCTGTAAAACTGGTCCTTGTGGGCGACCTAATACTGCTAACTTGGCGAAAACATCTGTCGGATGGTTGTCCGAAATGGTAAAGTTCTCACTTAAAGCACCAGTAATGAAGGCGCACGGTCTATCATTGAATTCGTAACTGTATGTTATCACACCTTTAGAAGGTTGATGTCCAATTGTCTTGTTTGTAGCGTTAGGATTCAGGAAGGTAGAATGATCCTGCTGGAATATGAATTGAGCACGAGGGTATATCCTGTCCTGTAAGGTGGACCACGCTGTATTAGCGTTATCGTATGCGGCTGTTGTAACGGGACCAGTAGCGGAATTTAGTTCCGTGTAATCCCGAACCTCCAAGCCTTTGATCTGACCTTCTACAGATACATTTACCTTACCGTCGTCTATTCCCTGCCTAATATTTACGGTGAAGTCTTCGGTCATGTTTCTTGCCGCTGCTCCAAGTCCAGTCTGATTTCCGATGATAAACCACGACTCGGTGAGACTCACGCTACCATCCGTTTCATTGACTGTGTGTGCTCGCATGTGATCGAACTCACCGAAGTTTCCCGCACCAGCTAGATTAGTCCAGCCAGATAGAGAGTGACCCCAAGCTTGTTCGTTATATCCAAAGTTTAGATACACACCAGTTAACCATGCCATAGCATTATCTGCGGCACTAGTAGGAGTACCAGTTAGACCTGGACCTACCCAGCTTTGTTTGCCCTTGGCAGTAACGGTGTGAGTTACACGCGCTTCAAACGGATTGTTCTGGTCGCCAGAGCTATAATCACTGCTAGGGTCTTGATTTGTAAGAGACGATAAATCCCATGTAAAGTGTTTCTGATCTTCTACGAACTCCATTGACCACTCTTCGGTATAGTCCTCAATGAACGGAGGAGCCTCAGTACCAGCGACTGGATGTTCGTTTAGTTCGTCTGTATTGTATTCGATCTCGATGCTGAAAGGTACAGTCTGCACCCAGTTGTTATTAGATTCCGCAAAGTTTACGCTAACTACCTTTGGATAGATTTGCATAACTACAGTAGAATCGCACTTTATCTCTAATAGTTTTCCGCTTCTGTTAAAGCCTGTACGCAGAGCTTCCATGAGACTGTCGGTCTGAATCAGTCCAGTCACACCGTCAGGCAGGGGAGTAAGTAGACCGTTCAAAGTCATGCTGAACGTATAGCCTAGAGGATCGGTACGGTTTAGCACCTGATGATCTTGTCTACTAATTGTTACGAGAGGTACGGGAGAAAATGCGTAATCTCCATACGTCATTGTTGTTGCGTTAGCCATATTTATACCGTATTAAAACCGAAGGATTCTTTGGTCTCTCCAGTGATAGGATTGATAGTGTTTATTAATGCTCTCTGTATCTGACCTTCAACAAGTTGTGCAAGTGCTGGTTGCATATTTTCAAATGCTTCTGCACCATTGATGACTACGTTGACTTGTATTGGTGCAGACTCAATTTGAATCGTCTCTGGTATGTTAATATTTTGTAATTGCTTCGCTAAGTTATTAAGTCCATTAAGAGCTACTGTTAACTGGTTTGCAGCACCAGCAAATCCATTAAGGGCATTTATACCTTGAGGATTTAATAACCCTCCCTGACCTCTTACCTTGCGGACTCTACCTTCCGCGACGTTCTGAAGACCGCCTCCGTTTGGATCTCTCCCTAGTCTTCTATCCTCGTGCCTCTGATCACGGGCCGCTTCTTCTTCTCTAATTCTAGCCTGATTTGCTTCATGAACGGCTTGTCTTTGTCTTGGTCCAGGGAGTTGCTGTGGAACTCTAGCGGCTTGAGCTTGCCGTTGAGGAACAACACCCCCGCCTCCTCCAGCCAGTCCTCGTATAGCATTTAGTTGAGCATCAAATAGTTTATTTAAATTACCTAGTAGATTATCAGACTGAGTTTGTAAGACCCCTACTTGCTGATCTAAAGCAAACAACTGTTTATCAGCCAACTGCTGGAACGTTTTAATTAAATTAGCTTCTTGATCTTGACCTTCTAAGTCTCCAAAAAACTTCTGCAAGAACTTACCAGCAGGACCAGCCTTGTCTAGTCCTAACGCGTCTAGATTCCCTTTTGCTACTCTGTCTCTAGCCGCCCTAGCCTGCTCCTTTGGAAGTAAGTTTATGATATCATTTAAGAACTTGTTGCCAGCAGCGAATCCTTTAGCATCTACCTTACCTCCACCTAGTATAGCAGCGGCTCCAGCTATGCCTCTGTTAAGCTCGGCTGCTGCTTTAGGATCAAGTTGTGCGGCGCGTAAGTTTGCAACGAACCCACGGCCCTTTTCTCTTCTTTGCTGAATCTCTGCAATCTTACCTTCTATTGCTGTTAAAGCATTAGTACTCGTAGCATTTAGTTGTAAAGCTTTTTCTAGTTCTTTACCTTGACGGGTGTTGTCAGCAAATTCAGCGATCAGTTCTGTTTGTTCTTGTCGTCCAGCGTCTGGTTGTCTAGCTCTTATAGCTTCATTTCTTCTCTGTAGGGAGATAAGACGATCTGCCAGAACCCTTGAGTCTGTTGACCCACCAGCCCCACCTCCTAACGACGCGTCACGAACTCTTGCTTCTGTAATGCCTAGTATATCCTGTATGCTTACTTCTTTACCTTGTAAGCCTTTTAGTTGATTAGCTCTCTGGGCTGTGATTTGTACTATTCTATCTTGTACGTCAGCAGCTTTTAGTTGAGACTGAGCATATAGATTTGCGTTCTTGGCAAATTCGTTTATAACTTTTTCTACACTATTAACCGCTGCGGAAAGTGCGTCTTGAGCCTTTTTAGTTGCTGGAGTAGCAGTTGTACTTACGACTTTATCTATCTGACTTTGAGTTACACCCTTAGCCTGTCTTTTACCTCCAAACAATTGTCTAGCGCTAGATTCGAATTGATTCCTGATTACGTCTCCCAATCCTCTTAGAATATCGCTGTCTTTAAGAGCATTCTCGAATACTGTTGCAGCGCTATCTGCATCAACCGCACTTCCTTTAGCAATAGCTTCGGCTAAAATGGCCGCGCCTTCATTACGTAGTATACTAGCATCGTTAAACGCTTTTTCTAGTTTATCAATATCTGAACCACCACCAGTGAAACTTCTTAATTGATTAAAGCTTTGGTCAATCTGACCTTGTCCCACAATTCCAAGATTCTTACTGAGCTTATTAAACTTTACCGTAGCGATACTATTAAAGCCATTAGCTATGGTGTCTAGCGATGCTCGAAACGACTGTCCTGCTGTTGCTGCTACTGTAGCTTTAGAAGCCATATTTAATAGGTCAATTCCTAGTAAGTCCATCTCTTTACGAGCCTCGCCAGCCGCTTTTGCCGACGCAAGTAGTTGATCCTGTAAAAGCTTGTCCGCACTTATTCTGTCCGCTATGACTAAACCTAGCGCAACATCATCAGGACGGTCTGCATCAGGAGCTGCTAGAAAATTCTTTCTACTAGCATCATCTAAAGATCCTATAAATGCCAGAGCGTCTTGTCTGGATGTACCACCAGATAAATTTTTGAATCTATCTGCACCTGTTGCTCCGCTGGCAACATTCTTCTTTACCTCACTCAAAAATAATTCAGCAGCTTGCTTCTGTGCGTCTTGTGCTTTGACACTGCGGTCTTGTAGTTTCTTTTGGAACTTTTTCTGCTCCTTCATAGTGTCAAATGCCAACTTGAAAAATAGTGCTTCCTTTGCTCTTTCTTGAGGATTAAGGTCTTCGGTAGACCCAAATGCATTGCTTGTAGGAGTCTCAAATCTTAATACGGCAAGCTCTTTCTTTAACTGTGGTATGGATTCTGAAACACGCTGGGAAAAATCTTCTTGGGAAATTATATTATTGGAAAAGCTAGATATAGAATCACCTAGTTCATTGATAATTTTTTCTATTCTTGCGTCTCGTAGGTCATCAGTAGCCTGCTTAAAAGCCTGTTGGTATGATACGATTGCTCCTACTAATCCACCTACAGCGGCCCCTACTGCCGTTCCAAGTCCAGGAGCTATAATTGAACCTAGCGCAGCTCCAGCGGTTCCTCCAGCTATTGCTCCAGTAATACCAGCTCCAGCTCCTGCCGCCTTAGCAGTTTTTGTACCTATTGCTTGTTGTAATATAGGAGCGGCTATTAGTAGTCCGATGGCAGCTCCTCCAAATCCAGCTCCATCAACGCCAGCTCCAACTCCACCTCCAGCTCCAGCTCCAGCTCTAGCTGCTTTACTTTTAGTCCTTAGTGAAGATAAAGTACTCGCTCTCTGCTTTTGGATTTGTGTTATCTTTGCGTTTTCTGCGTTAAGCTGCTTCTGACCAAAGATGCCTCTTTTATTGACCGCTGCAACTTCCTTCTCAACTCTAGCTAGTTGTGTTACGGTTAAAGTTCTTTTTCTTACCGCTAATACTTCTTTTTGAGCTGCGGAAGCTGAACGTATCGCCACACTTTGAAATGGCCGAGAACTTGATCCACGTAATCCTCCAGGTGGGAAGTCACCACTCTGCATACCAACAGGACCACCAGCAGCAAATCTCTCGGAAGAACTCTTACGAACAACAAAACTACCACTCTCCAACATTGTTCGGAAGGTGTCACGATTACCTGTTCCTGGTACGCGAGCTACGCCACCACGAGCGAATCCTTGGATACCGCTGGGATCACCTAGCTTGTTAAACTTGCGGAGATTACCTACGCCAGCCTGCTGTACTGCATCGGGACTGAATACTAATTCTCCTGGCGTTAGGAGTGTATCTACTAATCCTCCAGAAGCTCGCTTTAGGGCCGCTGCTTTTGTTTCAGCTCTTTGTATCCTTACGAAATTACCAAGCTGTGTCGCCATACTCTGAGCTTGAACATTGCCTACCGTTCGCTTAGCGTCCGTAGGAAGACTTCCATCAACTCCAGGAAATAGTCTAGAAGAAGCTCCAAGGCCAGTAGGAAAGTCTAAAGATCCCTTAAATCTTTTCTTCAATGCCGCAGCCTCGAAAGGATCTCCTAAAGCCTGTAGTGAAGCTTCGAATAGGGTTCCTTGTATTTGAGGAAGTCCAGCGGCTTTCGTCGCAGGAATAATTTTACTTTTGTCTAACCTAGCTCCCAACTTTGTCGCAAACGTTGTACCTACATTAGTAACGGCCTGTAGAATGTTTCTATTCATTCCTTTTTTAGCTTCTCTCGCAATGTCCTTGCCTATAGCTGCGAATTTTACTTGTACGACGGATTGAGGTCTCTTGCTCGTATCTCCCTTTGCGGCTTTAATTCTTACATTACGAGTTCCTTGCGCACCTATAGGTCGCAATCCTACCATTCCGAACCGTAAGTTTTTCGCTGGAGTTGGTGCGTCTTGTTTGTTTATTGCTTCATTATCTGACTTAGTAGAAAGTTTTCCTTTACTACCAGTTACCAATCTCTGTGGAGTAGAGTTCAGAGAGTTTAATCCACCAAGACCAAACTTCTTAACACCTCTTCTATTAACTACGAACTCACCAGCTTGAGCGCGGATAATCTGTGAGTCGCTACTACCAGAGCCGCCTACAGCACCGCCAGTTGCAAAACGAGTCCTGCCAGCAGCACCAAGTCTACTAGACCTACCTGTCCCTAATCCAGGGAGTACTCTAGTTAGAGCAGCTAATGCTGTAGTATTATTTGTTACGGCAGTAGTGTTAGAGATAAGGTGATTAGCAAGCGATACTTGAGCCTGAGTATTTCGTTGTGATCCTCCACCAATGCCTCCGATAGCTTCGCCTACTCCTCCTGCTCCACCAGCGCCGATTCCTCTACGGAAGCCTCTGGTAATTCCACCTATAATCTGCAAGCCCTTAAATGCCGCGAAACCAGCGAGAAGAGGAAGTAGTGGTTTTAGAACACTGGCTAGACTGATTAGGGTATCCGCAAACTTTAACGTACCTTTGGTTAGGAACGAGAACGTATCAGATTTAGTTACTTCGTTGATTAACTCAAGGAATTTTTCCTTAGTCTTAGTGAATTGTACTTCTAATGCCTGCTGAGCAATAGCCGCATCTTTAGCAGTAGAGTTTTGTCCTTCTGTAGCTACCTTCAACGCGGCCTGAGCCTTGTCGAATTCTTTAATAGCAGGGATGATCTTACCGATCTGTCGGATACCGCCAAGTTCTTCAACGATGGACGAGAATCTAATGTCGGTAGACTTCAATGTATTAAGTTCTTTACTTAGTCGAGCAACAGCTTCAAAGGCTCCAACAAATTGTCCTTCTGCATTATTTACTTCTACGCCTAAGTTACGCAAGAATTCTACAGTAGAACGTCGTTGCAATCTGCTGATTAATGTTCTTAAACCTACAGCGATAGACTCGGAACTTTCACGAGTGGTAGCACGAATAGATGTGAACAACGCAATGAATTCACGTAGAGACTGCTTAGCGTCTTTATCGTCGCCAGCGGCAGCAGCAAATACACCACCAGTTCTACGGATAGCGTTGATGATGTCACCAGACTCAACAGAGAATCTGGCAGACACAGCATTGATAGAACCTAGAACACTGTCTAAGTCGGTTAACTCTAGCTTGAATTGGTTGATCGCAGCGATAGCACCTTCCGTGGTCTGCTTCATACTGTCGAACGTTGGAGACAAATCAGACTGAGCTACAGCCCTAAGAGCTTTGCGTACCTCGGTTATAGAGAAACCAGCTTGAGATAACGTTCGTGCTACATTTAATAGCTCGGTAGAAGAAACGCCGAGAGTAGTAGATAAGTTAAACACCTCATCTGTTAAACTCTTTAGTCCACCTACTGATCGTCCAGTAACTTGAGCGATCTTAATGATTTCACGGTCGAACTTGATAGCTTCGACAGTAGCAGTTTTAACAGCACTGATGAATCCGAAAATCACACCAGTAGCAATAGAGAACCCAGCAAATCTACGGATAGCTAATCCAGAAACTCGACCGAACTCTTCCATCTCTGTTGCGGCTTGAGCAGCACCTTTACCAGTAGATGCAATAACGGCATTTACTTGAGACTGACTGCGAACATTAGCACGAGCACCGTTACTAACCTTACCAAAGGATTTGCCAAGTTTAGATAGACTAGCATTAGCAGAAGCGGCTAGAGATTTTACACTCCTAAGCCGCGTCTCTAATCTTGCCAGACTTTTATCGAGAGCCTTGACGCGAGCATTCACCTTCGGATCAAGTCTGATATCGACATTGACCTTCACGCTCTTTAGCTGCTTCTTGAGCTTGTCTATGATAGGTTTTGCGTCTACAGGCCCAACTAGATTCAGTCGGGCTGTAAGATTAAATGCTTTTGCCATAGGTATAAATACTTACGAAAAGTGTGGATATAATGGTAGTGTTCAGTTTGCCTTACACTCGCACTATCCTAGATACTTTCCGCTTGGTTTAGCTATCGCTCTCGTCTGCTGCAACAACATCTTTTTTCTTACGTTTGACTACTGGCTTCTTATCTTTCTCTCGGACAATAGGCTTGTCGTTGTCGTCAAGGAAAGGGAGACTTTTACGATCTTCTTCTTCTACTATAGCTTTACCGTCAGAGTCTACTCTTTCTTCTTTGTCGTTCACGTAGTAACCTTGTTCGTCGATTAACTTACCGTCTACGTCAACATAGTGGCCTACTGAATTAATCAGTCGGTTGTCCTTGTCGGCGTATCCGTAATCTCTCAAGAATACATTCTCGATCAGATTATGTTCGTAATCTTCGTTAAGGTCGTACATTAGTCTGGCCACTTTTGATGCACACTCAGCCGCATAGGTCTGAGTATTGTTATTTAAGTAGTCATCTAAGCTTAAAAAGACACGCTGCTTAGTATCATTATACACCACGCATTGACTAACTAAGTAGTTAAACTTCTCGTTATCTGCCTGACCTTCTGCGGTAAGAACGTCCATTGCTGTACGCTGAGAGATAAGTTCCACTAGGTCCGCACGTAATTGACGTAGTTTTAGAGACACTTTCTTAGCGGTACTTTCCCTAGTCTTACCGTCTTCGTTTTTCATAATCTTGATAAATGCTTCAATCTGATCTGACATTCTGGCCAATTCAGCTTTCTTCTTATCGTCCCAGACACCTTGTTCTACCATAAAGTCTTCAAGTTTCATGCGTAGGATAGCTCCAGATACAATGGCATCTTTGAAGGCTCGGTTGTACACCTGTGATGCAGCGGAAGATTGTTTAGCAGTAGGCTTAGATGCGGTCATCTCTCGATCTTTACCGTCTACTTCTGCTGTGAATGTAATAGAGTTCGCGTTTTTTGTTTTTAACATAGTTTCTCCTTAGTCCTGTTTCTCTACGAGAAATTCGTATTGATTCTTAATGTAATGAATAGTGTTGTTATCTACTTCGGCCAATGCAGCACGAAGCTGGTTGTTCCCATTGTTTAAAATTTCTGTCCGCGTCAGTTGCCATAGTTCTCTCATGTCGAATTGTTCATCTGTTAGTTCAACGTCGTCTAGCCCATGTCCCCACAGGTGTCCGAAGTTCTGCTCAAACTGGTCTAGCGATCCAATCATTGTGGTCTTAAATTTAGTCTGTATATGCTTTTTCAGTACGTTCTTAGAATGTATGGCAGAACGTTCGTCATTAACTTTGCGAGCCATAGCCGCCATTCGTTTCATTTCTTCATGACTGTGAGTTGTCATTTTTACTTTCCTTTAACCTGACTCATGAATTTTTGGTTTTGAGTCTGCTGAATTTGCAGTCTTCTGTCCTGGAAGTTGGAGTCAGTAGCCCTTCCTTTATGTTTTATTACATTGTTACGTTGAGCCTTAATTATCTTACCTCTGGTATCATTCATACCGTTGATACGTTGTGCATCTTCTTTAGTTTTAGCTACTAAGAATACCTCATCGGCATTTTGCATCTTACTATTCTGCTTACTCATTCTCTCGTCAAACTGGTGAGACATCTTATCTTTCTCACCCTTACGTCTCTCGCTAATCATCCATCCGTCAAATAGATCGTCGTCATTAATGATATCATCGGGAGGACAATTTTGATGATCGTATGCTGAATCGTACATCTTACTAAACAATATTAGCGTGCGTTGTTCATCGGTTAGCTCAATAGTACAGCTTCCTCCGAACGGATTAGACTTATTAATATTCCAATAGTTTCTCCAAGGGTCTGTGCGAGCCAATTCCCGAATTTCGTCTATACCAACTGACTGATAAAACTCTTCCGATACAACACGTTCTAGCATAGACATATCAATCGCGTCCACGTTGTCCCATACTCTCTCGTTAGATTCCGCATAGTATAAAGTTTCCGAAACTAAATACTGTTTCTTAATCATGTTGGCAAATCCTTCAAGAGTCATGTGATCAAACATGTGTCTATTACGTTGCATTTCCAACTGTTTCTCTTTTATTGCTGCTAAACGAACTTTGGTTTCTCGATGCACATCTGGCACAAAGAGACTCGTAAAGAGTCTTACCTTAGTATTCTCAATCTCTTTTTCTATCTTCTTTAGGTTTTCGTCTATATCTTTTGAGCATAGTTCGTTGGACACTGCTATGTACAGACATTCCTGATCCGTTAACCAATCTTCAAATCTACGCTTTCTAAGTATCTCATTAAATATACGCAGAGATTGTAGTCTAACATAAGGTGTTGCAGAACGAAGAATATATACCTCGTCCCTAACGGAGATGGTTGTCTCTGCCGTCATAATCTTATATATCAACTCTTCTCGTTTACTGTGTCTCACTAGAATCTGGTTCCTCTGTAGCGTCAGGCATCTTTTCAGTAAGCTGCACGTTCATAAGATCCTCTAGCTGCTTCTTACTAGCTATAGACATAGCCAACTGATTATTGACTTCTGATAGCTGATTTCCCGCAGTGTATAACTGTACATACAGTTGGCCTATGATTTGATAGACTTCATTGGCAGAGGTGTTGCCAAACGGAGAGAGATTTTCTTGTGCCATGTTCCTAGTTCCTAAAATAAAAAGGTCAGTAATGTTACTCGCCAGTCAAGGTATTATATCACTCCGAAGAGTCGGCTATCGCTGCATTACTAACCGTATTGTCTGGTGTGTCTTTAGATACGTCTTTCTTAAATATATCAAAGTTAGTTTTGAATGTTACTGTCTGCAAGCCTTGAATCTCCTGAGAGTTTAATGAGGCTCCACTAGCTTTGTAGTATTTTCGTTTCTTGTCCATGTCCTGTTCTCCTTAAAAAATAAAAAGCGAAGGCATCGAAATTGATGCCCTCGCTAAGATTCTTATACGTCACGTAAGTACGTGTCTCGTCCAGCGAATGTAAAGTTGCTGTTAGGATCACCAGAGTGCATAACAGTAAAGTCGTTGAACGTTGTGAATGAGTAGCTAACAGATACGTTGCCACCACCAGCGTCACCGCCAGTATAGTTCACGGAAGATAACTTGTTCTTGACTCCAAGATAGATACGTGTACCTTCGCAAGTTGCGATGCGGATTGTACGATCCACTAGGTTACCACCGTCTAAACATGCGTCAGTACCAGTGCTATAAATACCTGCCTCTGTAGCAGAAATCATATCACCAGAAGTTGAAGTTACTTCAATCTCGCAGCTAACTTCGATTGGGAAAGTAACGGTACGATGATACGGACCCTTACGACCAAGTTCGTTGATAGCCTCTCTACCAAGGTCGGCAGAGATAGAAATGTTGGACAAGTGAGCATCATAGTCTTGACCGTTAGACTGCTCGTTAGTACCAGAATCTGAGATTCCGAATACTTCTGGAGGCAGAATGGTCGCATCCGAATCAGCTACCATGCCGTTAGTATCTAAGCCTTGAGTTTCGTCATAAGCTAAGATTAGGTTTTCTCGTCTGTTCACACCACCAGTACCGATAGGAGAATCAAGCGATGTGAAAGCACCTTCAAAGACTGGAGTAGGTAGAATAGTGCTGGTTGGCTTAGGATCGTTTAACCACACCTTATCGTTACCAACAAGACTTACATCTTCATTGAAGTTGTCATCTAGTGGGAAGTTATAAGCGATAGATCCTACAAACATACCAGAACACTGTACTACAGACGGAGGTGTACCAGTTGCGGATTCAAGAGTGTCGTCAAAAATAGATAGGCCAAAAAGAGCCTTCTCGTTTGAACGACCAGCTAACGTAGGAGTCAAAGCTCCAGTTGTAGCAAGGTGATAAATCAGTGGATAACCATCCAGCAATTTATTAAGTGTCACTTCAACATCGGGAATATCTTCGATGTTCTCGTAGATAGCTAACTGACCTAATTCGAAAGCTTGTTCCAAATTGAAGTTAGTAGTCATACCTACTGACTGTAGGCCATGGATTTCCGTAAAAGCGCCAGCATCTGCATCGGCTTTCAGTCCACCTTGGTGTACAGCGTAGTAAATTCGTTTATTTGTACTAGCAGGCATTCGAAAATTCTCCTTTTCGGACTGTGCTAAAGTCTATGTATTAAGAGGTGCGGTTAAAATATTATACACCGACAGGTGCTTTAATCGTCTAGAACCACTTCGCAAGTGATTCTAGCTGTTCCTTGGTACAGTCTGGTATTAAGAGCTTCCACTTCTGACGTAGTGGTACGGCTGAAACGACAACTTTCCCACCTATGTCCTGTAGACTCATCTACTAAAGCAGGGTAAGTTTGAGCGCTATCAACTATGTCTCCTTCTGCATCAAGAGGATAGTCGGAAGCTGCTGCTATAGAGTCGTTGTCAAATAGCCAAATTCCCGTATCGAACTGACCACGCAAGATATCCAGTATGTCATTACGGTCGTTACGGCTCTCGGCTATAACATGACACAGTACATCCTGCTCTACCCATGCTGCTCCGTCTCCTAGTTGGAATCCTCTAGAGACAGAACGCGGAACTGCTTCCAGTATAATGCAGGGCATCTGTATTCTATGCTGACCACCTACTGCCCAGGTTCCACTACTAAGTTGTGCAAAGTGAGTATCATCTGGTCTAAACGATCTGTATTGTAGTTCTTGCCACCACGGAACAGAATCAGCTCTATATACTTGTACATACCTATAACTATAAGTTGCCTGTACAAGAGTGGTAGAGGCTATAGGAGTACTAAATACAATACGACCCATGGGGTAGTTAATATGATCGGGAACTGTAGGTACTCCAGCTACTTCTACTGTTGCGGGACTAGTAGGGTTCTGTGTAGCGCCAGTAGTATCAACATAGTTCACTCCAGTCTCCCACGTCCAGTCTTTTCTGGGAGCTTCCCAGACGGTTCCAGCAGTAAAGGATTTATCATCAACCAGCCTCAAAGTGCTGAAATCACCACCGAAACCACCAGGACTAGAACCAGCCGTTACATCGGTCCAACCTCCGACCTGTAGAAAGGCCCAGTCAAACCATGTTTTCAGATTGATCTCCAGCTTGTTCATAAGCTGGGAATCTCCGATATGGATTACTCCCTTAAACTTTGCACGTTCTGACGGCATTATAGTATGCTCCTTGCTTGTGTCTGGATGATTTTTATGAGTTGATTATCTATGCTGTCTATAGCTCTTGTGACAAAGTTATGCTCGGAAGTACCCGCAAATTCAGAAGGCACTCCCCACATCTTACCTTGCCCCTCTTTCATTACTGCCTGACCTGACCGCGACCTGTTGATTGATCCGCTGTTAAAGTCTACGTCATATCCGCGAATAATAGAACGGTCACCAAATAGCAATAACCATTCTAGCCAGGGTAACTCCTGTCCCTTCCTGGTAATCACTTTAGCCACAGGGCTTTGTAGTACGTCACTATAGTCTTGTTCGATCATACCAATACTGATCCCTGCGATGATCTTATTGTTAATAATCTTAGTAGGAGTACGTTTTACTTCTACGCTGTTAGACCAAATCTCAACGATCTCTCTTACTCTAGATGTTCCGTCTCGGAATCCAAACTCACCAGCTAAGACTCCTCCACTTAACGATCCAATCTCGGGCTGAGATAAAATACTGTCTCTGACTAGCCTACGAACTGGAGCAACTATCTTATTAGCTAGTCGCTTCATGAGCTTATCAACTTCGGGTAATAGCGCTCTGTTAATTCTCCTCTGTATGACCCCCTTGTTTTCAACCAGAGACGCTGTTAGTTGTAGTCTAGCCATTTTCTATGAGTTTCCACATCACTAAGACGAACGAGCTAGAACCTAACCCGCACATCTCTGGCTTACCATATCTTTCAAACTTAGAACGTACTGTTGTATCAATTGCTGTATCTACTATCACTTCTTTAGCCTGAGTTAATTCCGCATAAGTACTAAACAAGCTCACAGTCTGTATGAAACCGTTTGGAGATTGTACTTTAGTAGTCATAGGTATCCAGCTCTTATAGTCATATATAGGAGCAAGAGATACTGTACTAGTCTGTACGTCTGGAATCTTACCAGCGCCAGCACACATGGGACAGATGCCCACAGTGAACGCGGCAGGACCACCAGTCTGGTATCTATTGGATGACTTGTTACCGATTGGATCGAATATACAGTTGGCGCAATCGGTCCACAGGGTTACCCCAAACGATAACGTACATGTTACTGCACAAGCACGAATCACTTCTGTGATCATGTCTATGTGAAGCTGCTTAAACGTAGCGTCAATCATTCCAGTAAAGTCACTCATTATTAGTCTCCAACGACACCAGATGTGTCTATAAGTCGTGTTCTGCCCGTAGCAATAACGGTAAATGAAATCAGTCCCGTTAAATCGTCATTGATGGTAATAGAGATGTTGTCTTCAAATCTAGAGTCTAAAAGTACTGGTTCCAAAAAGGTTGTCCGAATTGTAATACAAGTATTTGTTCCATCACTAATTTCATTAATTAGGTCGGCCCCTCCCTTTAGTGAATCTCCAACGCTCTTAATAGTAGCTGAGAATAGAGACACTCCTTTTCTAACTCGTGAAAATGTAATTCCGTTAGTTAGCTTAGCGAGTCCTAGTATCTTATCGTATGATAGGTTTGGCATATTACTATTTAGTAATGCAGGATCGTAAGCGTCAACGTATGAAAATCTAAACTCAGTAATATAATATAAAGTGTTAGGAGGAGCTTCAACTATAAATGTCTTACTTGCGCCAGTCTCCTCAACTTGAAAATCGTCTATATAGAACTTCGGACCTTTAGTACCTCTAGCATTTTGCTCTATTCTAAAGGCATCTATGGTTTCACTAGTCAGTCCCATATCGCCAAGAGGAATAGATATGTTATGCCACTCATCGAATTGAAATTCATTGAAATAGTCCGATAGATTTATTGAGTTGCCGACCTGTAATCCAGTGCCAGTATCCCAGCCATACATAATCCAATTGTCACCAATCGACCAGTCTTTGTCAACGTAGATAAACATGGTGATACCTACGTAACTAGATAGGTCCAGGTCGCTGCCTTTGTCAAATTCCATAACATCATTAAGTGCCGCGTTATCTGTTTTTACAGACCTCGTTCCACTGTTAGCTTGATCGGTACTATTAAACGTAAATTTCACACCATTTATAGAAGAAGCAGTCCATAGCGCAGAGTCTATTCCGTCGTGAACTCCCACTGGAGTTCCTCCGAAGGCTCCATTAATAGCCATCTCAATACCAAGCTCATCATTAATAGCTGGAGCAAATCTAATATCCTGGTCGTGTACGGGTTCGGTATATACGACAGCTCCTACTGGAGTACCATCCTTATGAAGCATCTCTTGCTCTACAATGCGAGAGTCACCGTTTGTACCGACTTGTGCGAACTGTACAGTCATTATTCGTAGTATCCAAATATAATACCGTAACATCTACCATTGGAACCAGTTTCATACTTTATCGCAATAGAATTATTTTGACCTAAACGCACCCTGTCATCGATACGAAGTTCTTCATGTCCATTTGCACCTACAGCAGCGTGATCAATTTCAGCCAATTCGGTTAGTCCCGAAAGTGCAGAGTTGCCTCGTGCTGATCCATCTGGAGCGTCATTAGGAGATGTTGCATTAAGATTAGTAGGAGTTAACACACTTCCTCCAGCAGCAGTACCCGAGACAAACACTACTGATACAGTAGAAACCAATGATGCGTTAATACCAATCGACGAAATTACTAGGTGTTTACCATCTGTTCTTAGATTCTTCCAAACGCATACTAGATCTCCTGCCGCAGCATCCGCATCATCCCATAACAAAGAAAAAGTTTGTCCTTCATCTCTGGAATTATAGTATGCTCTAGAATCTGCTCTAGAAGACACGTTCAAACGACCGTCAGAACCTTCGGCTTCTTCAAACGATCTGTTCTTATCGTTTTTATATCGGATAGTTGTCATTGTATTATTACCTCTTAGTCTTAGTGGTCGCCGTCATCAATATCGTGTCTTGTAATGACATCATTAGTAATGATTGACATGTGTTGATTTAAAATTTTGAGTTCCATTATCATATCAGATAGTAACGAGACACTAAGCGACGAAGGTGCCTCTTCAATCGGCATGGGATCATTTTTACTAACTAACTGTCCATCCTCACCAGCAGCGCCAGTGCTCATCTTATGTATCGGATATTCGTTTGTATCAACGACATCTCTTGCTTTTATCTGCGTCATATCAATACCACCTATTAGGTAACAGCATCACCCTGATAATATCTAGGATCATCAAATCTGTCGGCTAAGTCAGTACCATTGCCAGCAGTTGCTAGATCGAACCCAGCGATAAGAAAAGTTTGAGTACCTAAAGGAGGAGCTTGCTGTTGTCTATTGTTACGATTTCCCATTACGGTAATATTACCGTTCTGAGAGCTGCCAGTGCCAGCACCAGCAGTGTTTACTACATCTGTTGCCATAATATTACCTATTTATTCTTTCAGTTTGATGGATTGAAGGGAAAAAGTTTTGGTTGACAAATGGACTTAGAATAGCTTCTGCCCACTTCACGTTACCGAACTGGTGTTCTAGTTTCAGTTGTTCGTATGCTGCACAAGCTCCCTTGTCTAACAAGGTTCCGAATCCTTCCATACGACGAAGAGTTCTCATTACTATAGGACCACACTTAGCTTCAAGACCAGAGGTCATTGCTGCCACTCTTGCAGAACCTACGTCTATTAAACATGCGGCCTTCAAGACCATGAAGTTCATGAATGCGTGATCTGGGCCAGCGGTAGGATCGGGAGTAATAGTCATATCGCTCGTCACCACCACATACGTTGTATCAAAATCAATCTCTTGGTTGATATACTGTGCCGCCACGATCAGGGTTTCTTCTAGTCGGTGATCAGTGTACGCATAAGTTAAATTATCCGTATCGTTAATCATGATCCGCAATAGAGGAATAGTTTCGTCTTGCCAACATGCCATTATTTGTCACTCACTTTCATGATACCGTCACCTTCTAATATAGCGCCAGTGCTAGTAGTAATTACGACTTCTACTCTATACCGCGTCTTCGACGTACCAGCAGATATCCACATTTGGATAGTCTGGCCGCTGATTGTAGGAGTCTCGATAGTCAGGTCCGAGACCGATCCGCAAGTTTTCTCGGATGTAACAACAGGAGCAGGAGAACTAGCCTCAATCGTTTCTGCGGTACTCATCTTTGCAGAGAAGTCCATCGTGAACCGTCTACGTTCGGATGGTTGCTTGACTGCTGTTTCGTCTGCGGTACTACCCATTATGTACTACTTCCAGTAACGTTAAAGGTAATGTTAGTGTTAACGGGAGCTTGTCCAGCGGATAATGATAGACGCATCCACGTTCCAATATGATCTGAGGTTCCAGTAGGCTGTGGACCTAAGCTGTCACCAGGAACAGACAAGATAGTGTCGGCCCATGTTGGAGCACCAAGCATTCCAGCGCCTGCTGGTTCCGCTAGTCTATTGGCTACTGAGTTGTTATCGTTAACGGCATCTTCTAGATCGAAGTCTATATTGTTTGCCGAACCGTCATCTGTAAGTTCAATCTTAGCACTTAGTAGGGCTAAGGTTGCATGATTGTTTGCTACGAAGACTTTCTCATAGAGTGTAACTGCCGATCCACCAGAATCTTCTGCTTCCGCAAGATAGAACGGTCGTCTGTTTTCCAGCACAGCAGAACCACCAGGGTTGTCGTCTGAGCCTTCTAGAGTAACGAGAGTAACGCTGCCGCTGTTTTCGGATACCGTTAGTGTACCAGCATAGGTTGCGTCTACTACGATCTTGAGGATACGCTCGAAAGACTGTGAGCCAGTCTGAGGAGTTGTTCCAGCAAGTGAGTATGTGTCGGTCTGAATAACGCCAGTCGCATCTCTACCAGTAATAGTTACGGTTTGAGTCGTATCAGCAGCATCATCAGATACCACATCTAGTGTGTCTGTGCCGCCCACGTCACTCATGTCTTGATTAAGGATTTTAATAGTACGGTCTATAGCACCACCAGTTAGAGAAGTGCTATCTTCTGGCATGTTAGCCGCGCCGTATATGATTATGTCTGTTGCTGCAATAGCCATGTTTATTTACCTTATTGTTGAGTTATTGTCCATGTTTTGTCTGTCTCTTTTATGGTCCATGTCTGAATGCTTTCCTTTACGTTCCAGGTTCTTAAACGGTCGTTAACAATCCATGTAAACAAGTCGTCCAGGACTATTGCATCACCAAGCCATTCTACTGGTATTACTTCGTCACCGCTAAAACCAGCCAGACTTTCCACGATAACACTGGTATCTACGTCTAATTGACGAACGTATTCTATCAGTAAAGTCTTAGAAAGACTTATTCCTAACAGTGTATTAAACACCAAATCCTTGTTTAGAGAGAGTTGTGCAGTGAAAGATACCTCGATATCCTTGTTTGCACTAATAATAGATAGGTTACCTATTGGGATAGTTTTGTCTATACCTATGCCTAATACGTTTTCTACGGGGATTACGTTAGCAGATGCTGTCTGTGTAGTACTCTCGATAACGATTAACTTATTGGCATTGAGCGCTACTGCTCCAGCGGCAGAATGCTCTACTATTACCGTAATGCCGAAGTCGATCTCACGAACGTATTCTACCAGAACTTTGTTGTCGGCAATGACTCCTCTGTTGTATTCTACTATCGCGTTTAGACTGCTGGCTAGAGCAAGAACGTTTTCCACGGGAACGTCTTTGCTGATAACTAATCCGCTAGTATTCTCTACTGGAATGTTGTTCCCTGCAATAACTTGAGATGTACTCTCTACGATGATGGTGGGACTTGCTAGGACACCTCCAACACCAGCGCTGATAATCCATTCTACGGGGATCAGATTGTTCAGAGATAGTGCCGCAGTATTTTCTACTGGTATCTGATTACTCAGGACAAGTCCAGAAACATATTCAACAATCACTTTGGAATTATTGATAACTCCAAGAGTATTCTCTACTGGAATAGTACTACTAGAAGCTAAGCCAAGGACGTTCTCGACTGGTATTGTAGCGGTGGAGGCAATAGATAGTATAGATTCGGTTGTGATAAGTTTAGAAGCCACAAATTGTCTAATCCACGCTATTACTACTCCATAGTTTTCGTCGAAGGCTACGCCAACGTCGCCAGCATCTTCGGTCGAAATTCCGATAACCTTTTTCTTGCGGAACGGAGCTACAGAATCTTGGAAAAGCTGAGCAATTTCATCAGGAGATAGCTCACGGTCATACGCCATAACGTCTCCCAACGAACCACTCCATTCATTAGATGGAGACGAATCTCCCACTCTCCCTATCTCTAAGTTATTTACCCCCGCTCCGTATGCGTTAGAGTGCGGGTCAGGAGAACTCTCTTGCTTTCCGTCAACAAAGATTGTTCGATGGGTTGCCGTAAATACGCCACTTAATAGATGCCATTCATCATCATCTATAGATACGACAGATTCCTGCTCTCCATACCCAGTGTTTCTCGTAAATACAGCAGCCTTTCCAGGAGCGGCATTAGATTGGCGTATACCGTAAAATACATTAGTAGCCGAAGAATCCGCTAGACCCACAGCTACTCCATCCTGCGTTCCTGATTTCACCCAGGCATTCAAAGTGAAAGGGTAGCCTGTAATTACTCTCTCGGATATTAGTACATGATCATTAACTCCATCGTAATCTAAGTTATGTCCTCGTTGCCCTACAACCCAATCGCCAAGGGCCATACTCGTAAGTGTGCCATCTCGCTTTTTCCCGCTAACATCTCTCAGTACCAATGCTGTCGGCCCGAAACTCGTCATCCATGCTCCAACTAATCCCTCAAACAATCCTGGATTCGCGGACTCTCCTTGACTTCTTGCAAAACCGCTTTGCCATCCTGGTCTGACTTGTGATGTTCCGAAACGAAATGCTCCAGCTATGGTTGCTGCTGCTGGTGTAGTCGTATTCTCTACCGAGAAACCTAATCGTTTCTTGCGAAATGGTGCTAACGAATCTTGGAAAAGCCGTTGGACTTCGTTTTGGGTTAAGGCACGGTCGTGAATCAAGCTGCTTCCGATCAACCCATTGAAATAATCATCTTCCGCGTTATCTCGATCATTCGGACCACCAATTCTAGTGACCTGAGAACCATCTACAGGAGTGGCGTTGCCTGTTGTGGAATGTATTGGAACGCCATTCAAGTACGTGGTCGAATCAAAGTTACTATCAATAACAGCCGCAATATGCATCCACTCTCCCGCCGTATACTGCGATACAGATCCCTCTGTTCCATAAAGCGTAGAGCCGTTTCTCCAGCTAAATCTTATGCGGTTCTCGCTTCCAGTAGACCTACGACGTGTGGCAAGTGCAAAGTTTGTATTGTTTTCAAAAACCGATCCTCTTGAAAAAATGTGTCGGTATTGGTTATCAAATGTCGGAGTATCGTCCCGTACCCACGCGGATAGTGTAAATGGAGGAGAAATAAATGGCAGGCCCGTTAGCAGAACGTGGTCATCGCTTCCTTCAAAATGTCGGGTGTACCCTCTTTCAGACATGAACCAATCACCCGCTTCTGCTGATCCTGCGAATGTGCCGTCTCTCTTGTACCCACTAACGTCTCTCAAGGTAGTGATTCCAGTTGGACCTAACTGCGGAATCCACGCACCGATTAATCCCTCAAACAATCCTGGATTTGCAGACTCTCCTTGTGATCGAGCGAAGCCACTTTGCCACGACGGTCTGACTTGTGATGTTCCGAAACGAAATGCTCCAGCAATTGTTGGAGTTACTTCTTCTGCCGCAGTAGATACAGAAAAAGATAATCGTTTCTTGCGAAACGGAGCTACAGAATCTTGATAAATCTGTTGAATTTCATCGTGAGAGATAGCACGGTCATGTAGAGAAACATCGCCTATTTTCCCATCGAAATTAAAATTACTGGTAGTCGAATCAAATTGCGTCCCGATCCAGAATGGTGCAGCGGTGTCCGCAAGCGATGCTAAAATAGCCGTCGTATCTTCTGCAACCATGATCCCATCGACCCACAAACGTGAGTAAGTTGATGGTTTATAGGTCATACCTACATAATGGAGTTTGCCGTCATTGATCGCTGTCGTTGAGGCTAGCGAACCCGCAGCATTAAAAGTGCCATCGTCGGAAAGAGCCATTGCTAAAAAGCCATTGGTCTCAGTCATTACTAGGGTGTAGGACCGTTGGTTTACGCTACCCGACTGGCTTCTATACTTGCTAACAATCCCTTCGTTTGCCCCTGTAACACTAGAAGTCGTTTGTACCCAAGCGAATAAAGATAGCTCTCCCGTAATGCTTAGCACATCGGAGTCGGGGACTTCTAGGCGATCATCTGTTCCATCAAAATCTAAGGCGTATCCTTTTTCACCTACAATCCAATCGTCAGCAGTCATCGTACCATTAAACGTAGCGTGACTTTTATGGCCGCTAACGTCTCGCAGGGTTGTAATCCCAGTCGGTCCAAAGCTTGGAGCCCAGAACCCAACCAAAGAATCCCATAATTTTGGATTCGCACTCTCGCTCTGCGAGCGAGCAAACCCACTTTGCCAACTTGGTCGAACTTGTGATGTTCCAAATCTAAACGCACCAATACCAGCGTCGGTTGATGGTACTTCTATCGTAGATACAGAAAAACTTAATCTTTTCTTGCGGAATGGAGCTAGGTCATCTACATAAAGTTGCTGGACTTCATCGTGCGTTAGGGCTTTATCGTAAACCGCAACTGAGCCATAGTCGCCGCCATACTGAGCACTACTTGATGGTCCACTACTAGTGGTCCTAGTCCCAATCACCGTCAAGCCTCCCAGCCCAGCGTAATTGAACGTCTTAGCGGTGTCTCCAATCAAGACTCCATCTACGTATAATTTCTGCCTGCTACCGTCGTGCGTTCCTACAATGTGATGCCACACATCATCCGTTATGGTTGTGTTTATTGTACCCGACGCATCGCCATCGTCCATCGTCCAACCGAGGTCTGTCCCCGATGCCGAAAATATTCTAATGTCGTCCTGCGTACCAGAATGAAAGATTGAAAACAATCTGGCGTTTGCGTCTTTTGTTCCAGACGGTTTTATCCATATAGATACGGAAAATGCAGTGTAGTCTGTATAGTCTAGGGTTCCTACATCTAGATAGTCGTTTGTCCCGTCTAGGGCAAGAGCGGGACCGCGTTCACCAACAACCCAATCGCTGGCAGTCATCGCTCCTGACGTTGTTGCGTGGTTTCGGTTGCTGATAGCGTCACGTACGGTCGTGAATCCAGTTGGACCTAAGAACGGTGTGATTGAAAATTCTAGTCCATCATATAAATTAGGATTCGCACTCTCTCCCTGACTTCTTGCAAACCCGCTTTGCCAACTTGGTCGAACTTGTGACGTTCTACGAAACGCACCAATACCAGCATCAGTTGATGGCACTTCGGATACAGAAAAAGATAATTGTTTCTTGCGGAACGGAGCTAACGTATCCACATAGAGTTGCTGGATTTCGTTGTGGCTTAGAGCACGGTCATAAATATTTACAGAAGATATCTGACCAAGTAAAGGATTTACCGTGCCTCCTTCCTCTGCTATCTTAATTCCTATAGCTAAATCATTAGATGTATTTTGTATACTTCCCGAAAAAGCACTGGTAGTTGCGTCTTCGACTCCATCAATGTATACAGATAACACCTCACCGTCCCACGTCATCGCTATGTGATGCCACTCGCCCTCTAGCGAGGTTGCTGACGTAGAGGAAGCTAGGATATTGAACGTGGTTCCCGTAAAAGATACTCCTACTTGTATTGCATCAGCAGAGTTAGCTGCCTGAAGGACGTATTCGTGGTCCTTCATTGCTACTACGTGGACAGTTGATCCAGCAGAAATATCTGTGAAATTTACCCACGAAGATATGGTAACGTGTTTCGGACTTAGTAAATCTCTATCACTTACTACTATATGATCGTCACTACCATCAAAATCTAAGACGTATCCTCTTTCACCAATTACCCAATCGTTAAAAAACATATTGGTAAACGTGCCATCATTGCGATAGCCACTAACATCCCTAAGAGTCTTGCCAGTCGGCCCGAAACTTGGCATCCACGAACCGATTAATCCCTCAAACAGTCCTGGATTTGCAGACTCAGACGCAGAACGGGCAAAGCCGTTTTGCCACGATGGTTCAACCCTCGATGTCCCTAGTCTAAATGCGCCTACGGCGGTAGGTGTTGTTTCAACTGTCTGAGGAAAAAAGAAGGAACGTGATTTCTTACGGAAGGGAGCTAGTTCGTCTTGGTAAAGTTGCTGTACTTCATCGTGAGAAAGAGCACGGTCATAAAGTAGAGAACTACTTGTACTGGCGTTCAGATTTCTCACGCTGCCGCCGCCACCGTCTGACACCCCGTTCGCAATTACGATATTAGGCGAGCCTGTATCAGGCGTAGCTGTGGCTGATGCGTTTTGGACTACCTGTTCGCCATTTAGATAAAGCGTTAGCGTGTCTGCTTCTGCGTCATGTACGGCGGTCCAGTGAAGAAATTCGTTAAGTATTGGAGTCCATGAATAGACTGCAGTAGTATTAGCACCGCTACTATCTTCATAGAGAGCAATGATATTCTCGTTAGTGCCAAAAATATCGTGGTCTACAATAATCGAGTAGTTGTGATTTATACCCGCCGTTTCGCCACTATCCCCCTTTACAAGAAACCCACTCCATTGATTAAACGTGGGATACGTTAATATGCTTGCGACTGTGTGGATTGTCCAAGAGCCTGGAATCCTTAGATGAGGTGCATCTGGGATTGATATCTGCTCATCAGTTCCGTTATATGAAGTCGCGTACCCTCTTTCGCCAGTTATCCAGTCTAGGTCTAACTCCATATTGACAAGCGTACCGTGGATACCATAGCCACTAACATCTCGCAACGTACCTCCCGTTGGTCCCAATCTAGGAACCCACGCGCCAACTAATCCCTCAAACAATCCTGGATTTGCAGACTCTCCCGCTGATCGGGCAAAGCCAGATTTCCAAGAGGGCTGAGTCCTTGACTCGCCAGGGGATAGAGGCATTTATAAGCTCCTATATTAAATTATGCCGCTGCCTGTACATCAGGATCTAGACCAACCATTCGGACATACATCTCTTGTGCATCAACATCGTTAAGGTCTTCCGCATCAGTGCTATTGACGATAACTGGTTGACCAAATCTTGTTGGAGGTGAGAATATCCATGTGTCACGCTGAGCAACTCCGACTGCATCAGCAGTCAAAACAATCGAACCAAGATACATTAATTGTTTTAGAGAGTCCGCTAAGCTATCACCAGCGGTTCCCGTATAAACAGCATCAGTACCGTCTGTTCCACCTTGAAAGCCCGTAGTCAATGATACGGCAGGAGCCCAATAAAGATCGACGGTTTCGCCAGACTCTGGAGCTTCTGCGGTTTTGAATTCCACAGCTAAGGAGATTGAATATTCAAGCGACCTACTTGCCCCTAAGTCCGCAATAATTCCCTGTCTCGCGGCGCTAAACAACAGGTTGGTTAAGTCAAGATCGTGAGTACGTGTGCCTCCGATCTGAGACCCACCAGCGTAGTCGGTTTCGTCTGCCCAAACAATAGGCGTACCTTGTGTTAGTAGAACTAAATTAGTTGGCATTATGATCTCCTCGATAGTTCGATGTGATTTGCACCTACGACACCCAGACCAAGCTCATCAGCGCGGCTTATATTGTCTGTTCTTAGTGCTGCAAGATTAACTATTGTATTACTACCTCCACCAAATATCGAAGTCAGTAACGTCGCTTCAATACCGAATGGATTCAACTCTCCGATGTGGACGATATTCCAGACGAGCGCCTTATTTGCATCGCTTAACGCGGTAAATTCTGCCGAGTCAAATGCGTTGACAACTTCACTAGCACTGATTGATGTGCGATTCTTGGTTCTGTTGACCAAGTTTATCTGGTCTGCTGCCAGCGCATCATCTGCGTCATACGCTCCAGTAACGGGATGGCCAGATAGCAGTTCTGACTTTAGTGTTGATATATTCATTTATGAGATTCCTGATTTGATACGTTGTTCATGCTACTTTACATTAGATTATACACCAATAGAAAAATCCTCCGTCCCATTGCGGAACGGAGGACTTAGATATTAAAAACTTCCCGTAAGGAAGGTGTCTTTTTAGAGACTACCCAGGATAACACGTCGGTTATCTAGAGCGGCGAAGCCCTGCTCTGCCCATCCGTAAAGACCAGCTCTACGTTGTCTGTGAAGATTGTCATCAGCAAAGATGCTTAGAGTTTCTCGCACAGGCATAACAAAAGAGTCACGTCTACGAAGGTCAAGACCAACCACAACTTCTACGTCACCAGAAGGTAGCGAACCACCAAGCTCGTTCTCGTAGAACAGTTCGTATTCTTGGCCTTCACCAAGCTCATCAAGGTCGTGCAAGTTAACACCGAAGATTCGGTTCATTGCATTATCGCCATCTGACACGAAGATTTCTCGACGAGTGAACTCATCAATTTGATCGACGTTCCAGTTACGAATGTCTTCCATTGCTTCTGGAGACACATACAAGTCAGTTAGCTTGCCACGGTTGTTAGAAGTGGAGTTACCACCACCGTTTCGACGCATGATAACCTTCATCAGGCTCACAAGTCTCTTGGTGAACTGTCCAGCAGCAGCATCAGAGTCTAGGACTACAATGTTACGGTCAGCAGCAGCGGTGATAAGTGTGTGCCACCCATCATCATTCCACTTCTTGGTGAAAGAAGCTTCAAGAACTTCCATCGCTCGACCCACAACGTCCCATCGTGCGTCACGAGCATATTTTAGATTCCAGTCGATGCTTGCACCGATATCGTAGGTTGGAACCATAACATAGTCACCCTCAACATGTCGTTGAGGAATGTAACCGTGATTAGGAATAGAATAAGCTACGAACTCTTTTTCTGTTCCTGGGGCTACAAAGTCTAGTGGAAATTCTGGAGTAGCTGATTGATCTAATTTGATCACTTCAAAAATGTTATCCAGAATGTTGCCATTAAGCATACCTTCACGAAGAGGAAGTTCCAGAGCCTTTGCAAGCTCAGCTACCGCTGGTAAAGATTCTTTTGCATCAAACGATCCACTTGCACGAAGCAGATTGTTTAACTTGTCTGATGGCTGAAATCGCTTTTTAGTTGCCATTATATTTAGAACTCCCTAAATTATTGAACGTTAACTTCTATTTCAACATACAGGTCTGCGTCTAGTTCACTAATGAACCGACCGACTTGAGATGAACCAGAGGTAGTAGTAAATTCGCCGCTGTTGCGGTAGTATGCTGGATCGCCAGCCGCTGGTGTGTCACCAGTAAATACCATATTGGTACGAATAACACCACGAATTAAAAGATCAACCTTGTTGCCAATTTGCACTTCATCTTTGTGCCAATTGATGTGCTGACGGGTTAGGTTGAGGTTAACCACGTCGTTCATTAGAACGCCAGCAGGATTTCCAGAAGGTCCGACAGGAAGTGACACGGTTGAGGTAGGATCATCCATACCTTCACCGCCTGGAGTATCCACGTTTACAATGATACCTCGTTCGGCAACAACATTCATAAAATACTTTATGCGACTGCCATCAGGAAGTTCAATGCGATCTGGTTTAAGAGCCATTAGTTATATTCTCCTCTTTGAATAAATCAAAGGTTATGATAAATTTATTCGTTACTGTCTTCTTGGACATCACGACCGATTTGTGAGGCTACTGCCATTTGAAGTTCTTCTCTCAGTGAGGCAAGAGCTTCTTCTTTTTCTTTGGTTGCGTCAGTGGACAAGTCAAGATCGTCAGAAGCTTTTGCATCTTCAAGAACGGAAGCGTCAGCGTCTTTATCTGCATCGTCTTTTGATGTGTCATCATCAGAGTCATCAGATGCTTTAGCATCTTTCTTCTTGTCGTCAGCTTTCTTCTTATCTGCTGCCTTATCGTCTTTGTTAGCTACTGCGATAATATCGTCAGCAACAGAACTAAACTGTTCGTCACTTAGATCAGCGAAAGTTTCCACTTTCTTCTCAGCAACTTCTTTGTCCACACCACCACTTACGAGGTGTGCTACACGGTCAACCTGAATCTTGGCTGCGTGAGCTTCTGCAATCTCTTCTTCAAGTTTTGCGGCAGCTTTTTTAGCTTCGGTCAGTTCGGTGTCAACGGTGTCTTTTTCAGCGGTAATAGAAACTACAGAAGCCTTAACTTCGGTCAGCTCGCTATTACTTGCTTCTAACTTGCCTTGCAAATCAGATACATTGGCTTCTAGAGCCTTTACACCAGCTTCGCTGCTTGCTTTAGTTAGTTGGTCAACTTTATCTTGTAGGTCAGCTACAGAACTCTTCAGTTCTTTGTTCTGATCGGCAAGTAAATTAAGTTCAGCACTCATATTATGAGTCTCCTGATTATTAGTTGTTTCGTTAATATATGATACACCACTTTGTGTCTTAAAAGGGTTTTTCAAAGATGCGGCAGCATAATTAAATGCTTTAGCATCGTCAAAGATTACACTATAAGGATTAGCAGGCTGATCCACATAGCCCTTACCAGAGAAGGTAATGTTACGTAAGAGACGACCGATAGTGCAGCCATCAAAAATACCAGTTCCACCGTATATTCTAAGGTGTTTGGTTAAAAATGCTGTATCTTGGCAACGAGCCAGAATATGATACTCTTCATCTGGAGTCACGACCGCGTAATCGAAATTAGTGAATCCTGCCTCCATAGATACAAATTTCTTTCCTGCTTCAATCTGTCCAATTAATTCGTTAGTTCGATCTATCAGTTCACTATCTCTCCAAGAGGTATAGATAACCGCACCGTTAGCTAAATGAAACAATTCTGGTAGATCATCAACTACAGTATCATCGGGAATTAAGTTTCCCTCACTGTCTAAGGCCCAAGTATCAGTGATATGGCCAACCAATTGCTTTTCGTCGTGTTCTAGGTTTGTTCGCTTGTGCGAAGGAGTGTGTCTAGCAGCCCAGGTATTACTAGGAGTGAAGACATCATCGTTCTTGTTCCAGTTTGTGCTTACCAGGATAGATTTGGTGAAGAACAGGTCTGCATCTGTAGCTGCACCTAGAGCTAATCCGCGAGATTCAGCTTCTGCATTGAACGCGGTAGACAACTTGTGTTTTTGTAGTTGTTCTCGCTCTGTAGGAGCCCAGGCTTCTGCTTTAGTAGTATAAGCGATAGACTGACTGCCTAATATTTTATCGGCTAAGCCTTGAATGTTAGCTTCTGCCTTGTATATGATCATATTCATGTTATCTAATTGTACACCACTTTTAATGATTAAGTTACTTTAGATCCTAACAATGCTTGAGTCAGTTCTTCGGTGCTGATAGACTCATCTTTTTCAACCCATGTTTCATCGTTTACCGATGCGGTTAGTCTAGTAACCTTGCGTAGATCGTCGCCAGCATTTTCCCTCTGAGATATCTCTAGGCTGAAAAATCCTCCAGCTTCGGTATTTATCCAGATGTCGGATACGCTACCTATCTTCTTACCGTCCACTTTTACCGTTACTTCTTTTTTGGTGGTATCCACCTCTATTGAAACCTTAGCCATCTTCATGTTCTCCATGTAAAGAGCTATATACGTAGCTCTGTATGTTCTTTCGTTCGTTTATTATTAGTTCTCGATTGAGTTCACTAGCTACCTGACTGGACCAATGGTTATAGGTATCGAGGCAGTCTTGAGGAGTCCCGCTGTCGAGTGCAGCAAAGATAGTCTTCTCGTCCAGATGACAAAGAGGCTCTAGATTACATAATACCCCAAATTTGATATGTTCTGATGATTCTGTCTGCTCCGAGCTTAAACTTCTCATATTCTTCTTGTCAAACTTGTTGAGCAGAATGGGATTTAATGTGTCTGCAATGATATCTTGCGCAACATTTGCCCACACACATAAAGTAGCGGCTTTAACCTTTGGCCTAAAGGTCTTGGCCTTCCTGGTAGAAGAATCTTTCTTGCCTTTAGGTCTTCCCTGTCCAGAAGTTCCAGACTTCTTTTTAGTGGGAGTCGCTCCTCCTGGAGGAGTGGGTGGAGCCATCTCAATCGCTGGTTTTTCTCCAGCCTTCTTCTCTTCAAGCTCTATGCCTACCTGACTAGGAGTAACAGCTCCAGTCTGTGCGAATACCTTTAGTATTGCCTCTTCAAATTCTGGTTCGTGGAATGGTCCAGCCTTCTCAACTCTAGCACCACGTTCACGTTCTTTCTTCTCGTTGTTGCTTCTGATTCGTTCCATCTCAGGATCACTTCCGAAGTAGTGTTGTAGCAGTTCGTCGCTAATCAAACTTCTGTCTGCTAGTTGAATCAACAAGGCTTTTTCTGCTACCTCATCTCCCAGATTCATCAGGTCGAACTCTATTCTAGCTGGAAAGCGGAATCCCATTGCTTCTTGCACTATGCGAATTTGTTCATTCCAGAATGTTCTCAACATATCACGACCATACTCTAATCTTTGAGTCAGGGTCTTTAGGCTGATGAAGTTATTGGTTGTACCGTTTGCCCCGAACGTTCCAGTCAGGGTTGGTGGAATACCTAAGCCAGCGTAGATAGCCATCATGGTAGGTCGATATTTCTCTTCGCCTAAGAACTGATGGACTGTGGTTTTGCTCTCGATGATCTCAATGTCTGGACCCCAGATAAGATCGAGTGTACCAACTGCGGTATTAGATTCTAGGATGCTTGCTAGTTTAGCTGCGGCTGCGGCTGTAGGAGCAATCTTGTGTTCCAGACTACCCAGCTTGATGATTCGCAGATTGGAGATAGCTCCATCTAAGGCTGCACGATCCGCAAGTTTTAGCTTCTCGTAGAGAGATACGTCTAATGCAATAGCAGCGATAATAGGCTGAGCCCATGCTTGCCAATCGTCTTTCTTGTAATGGAAAACTCTGGTCTTTTCTGGAGGCAGAGGAATAGGATTAGCATTTCTTGCTGCCTTTTTAATCTCGGCAGGGAGATCAGCTACAGCAGCCTTTTCTCCTCGCGTCTTAGGAGCATTGATTAATCTGCGTAACGATTCGTTAATCCTGATAACATAGTTAGGATTGCCACTAAAGTTAGACAGCTCTCCTCCTGCTACTTCGACGGATGCGGGATGTAAGAAAGTATACTTCCACGGAATCTCGTTCTTAGTAATGTTCATAGGCTTTACTTCCATGTCTGGAGTAGCCCTAGCTTTGAACAGTGTCTCTCTCGTGTTTGCATTAATCGTTGCTGTCTGAATTCGAACTACTACATTACCCAATCTGTACAGATTATTTAAAAAACGTTCCGAACGCTCTACTCCGCGCACCTTACGAAACCAGTTTTGAAAGAACTTCTCGATCCTCTTATTTGGATGAACTACTCGAATACCTTGACTGCCGAAGTCACCCATTAAGTCAATTACATTTTTTATTAATCCATGTCGTTTGTACGACCAGTCTGCATGTAGTATAGTATCATTGATATTGGAGAATATCGTTTGCTCTCCTGGTCTCCATGCCTCGTAGTCACTGTGACTCATCGAGTATCTACCAGAGATACCTGATCCACCAGCATCTTCGGGACTAAAGCCCATTCGATGACCAGCATGTACCGTACCAGTATAACTATCTACTGCGTTACTTAATATCTTAGTACCTTGGGCAGAAGTGTTGTAGCCCATGTAATACTCCTCTTGAGGAGTTTTAGGCGTGTGTGGAGACTCTCGAAGTGGCTTGTCCATTGCGTCTTTTCTGGTAAAGGTATTGTCAATACTAATGCATTAGTATTCTACACCGTTTTTCTCTTAACGTGGGTGATTACGTTGTTTGGTTGGTTCATTTCCCTAGTAAACCAGTCTGGCCCATCGTATAATGCGCTATTGTCTTCCTCGGTCTGAATCTTTGCCGACTCTACAGCAGCCATTTGGTGAGCAAACCCACCTATGACACTATATGCGATTGGTGCTGGTGCTCTCTTCATAGATCGAGCTATGAAGTTAGCCATGATTAGAGCAGAGTAACGATCCTTTCTAGTATGTGTTTTCTTACCTTCCGTTACTAGTTCTGGAGTATCCCATCTATCTCTACCATTAGCACTACTACCAGTTCTAGTCATAACAATAGTACATAGTTCATCTTTAAGTTCTTCTATCTCCATAACACAGTCTTCTAGTGTATCGTATAGCTTCTTCTTACCTAAATTCAAACTAGCGGCTAAGTTTTTATCTTGAGCCGCAGCCATTTCTAGACTCACTGGATCAAAGCGCGGAAATAGTAAAGTCTTATCTTCGAAGTCCTTACGAGTACCGTGATTAGCCATAGAGGTGAAGTCGAAGTTAGCGAACTGGCACATGTGTATTATGTGCAGCCCTGCCTCCCCGTCACTAGGAAGCTCTTTGTCGGGATCTAACACTCTGTTAGTAGGCCAGATGAAATGCTCTCCATCTTCCATCTTATCTTTATCATGCAGAGCTTCTAGTACGGCACGACCACCACCTTGAGCATCAAGAGCGATATCGTCGGTAGGGAAGACTCTCATTAGGTTACGAATCTTTCTAGCGCAGAAGCCATAGTAGTCAGTCTCGGATATCATGCCACTCTTCTTGCGCCTCTGGAAATCCGCAATGTTTGTAGACCATCCGTACACAACTCTAGTATGATCTGCCCATACCTCTAGGATAACTATAGCGAAGTTGTCTGTTTCAGCAGCAGGATCAATACCGAATACGTATTTCCTACCTCCTAAGCCTATAACTCCAGCGTCAAACCATATACGACCAGAAGGTAGTTCCACGGGTTTTATATCTGATGCTACACACGACTCAATGAGGCTCCTCTTAAAGAAACCATCGGAATCGGCAGGGAAGACAGCTCCATATTCTTTTTGATAGATAGCTTTATGTTGAGCACCTCTTGCTGCTGCTACTACCTTGTCATCCATGAAACCCTTCGGAACTAACTCGTAAGGTATGCGGATCACGGAGTAATCCCGATAGTCAAAGGCTTCGTCTATGTGTCCGTCTGGGAAGTAGTCCATTAAGGTCTTGACTTCTCCAGAGGGTAGCTTAATCATCTTGTGGGGATCACCCTTACTTCGGATGAACGTTATGTATTTCTTCCAGTAGTCCGCATAGTGTTTGAAGTCATAGTCGGCAGTACCCGAAATAATACACTGGTTGGTCTTCTTATTTGCGAACGTCGATTCTTCTTGATCGGACCATCTTCCTGCGTCCTTGAGAGCTTTTCTTCTATAGTACTCCTGAACGTTATCAATTGGTGCGGCAGATACAGCAGCAAAACCACGTACAACAGTTTCGTAGATGGATGGTGGGATAGATGCAAATTCATCTGCCAGGATTACGTGAGCACGAAGTCCACGAATCTTGGAGCCATCTCCTAGCGGCACGAATATAGCAACCGAGTCGTTGATGATAACGGAGCATCTATCAACTGCTTGACGAGGTCCGCTATTCTGCGTACAGATAGAACGTAGTACTGGAGCGTTCTTCCAGATGGTATCCATGTATTCATAGATTACTCTAGCCTGTCTGAATGCCGCTCCTACTCCTACAACTTTAGTTCCTGGAATCAGGATGCATCGGAGTGTAGCATAAAGAGCTAGTAAAAAGGATTTTCCAAAACCACGTGAGCCGATATACATGGGGAATGGGCGAACCCATAGCTCATGTAGGATAGCCGCCTGTTCTGGTAGCACATCTATGTTGAGTAATGCTTTTGCAGCGAATCCCAGGTACATCGGATCACGCATAATCTGCGCTTCTAACAGTCCTGGGTTATCTTTGTATTCTTGATCTATATCCATCAACAGATTGTTGATCTTGAGTCCATCTAGACTTCCCATGCGTAACCATGCGTCATCTACAGCCGAGTTCGGCCTATTGAGTTTATAAGTCTGAACCATATAGTTCTAAAACGTGCTCCATAAGGTTTATTGCAATTCTCTGGGCATTTTCTCTGTTGCCAGCGTAAATAATATTGAATCCGTACTTGATCTGCATTTTGTTTAGGCATGTCATAAGGTAGTTGCCGTTAACGCGAATCTTCTTGAGTATTGCAGGAGGTAAATTAGATCCTTCGGGATAGTCTAGTACATCTTGCGCCGAGGCTTCCAGAATTAAGAAGGCGTGAGGGAATTCACGTATTCTCTCTAGTTCACGTTTGAATCGTGGTTGATGAATGTTACCAGCTACCTCATTCACGGAACCTTTTCGGTCTATACATATCTTGTCTTCCAATCCCTCGATAGTATAATCGCCAGTCTTGAGAGACTTGAATTCTCTGCCTAACACACGTTCGCTTACTAGCTCCCACGGTTTTTTCTCTTTGGTGTCTACTATGACTACGAATGATCTACTCATCTTCTTCCTCTTTTGTTTCGGGCTTTTTTCTTGGCTGCTGCGTACTTTGCTGCAAATCCTTCTGGTCGTTTCTTTCGTGGAACTTTTTTAGCTGCTCCCTTCTTGCTATCGCGTCTGGATGGTTCATCTTTCTTACCTTTAGTCTGTTGGTGAATAATAGTATAAAACATCTTGGCCCAAATCTCTTCTTCGTTCCAAACACGGTCGTGGCAGGCTCTACATAGAGCTATACCATTAGATAACTCAAAACGTAGTTTAGGATAATCGGCCCACTTTCGTATATGATGTACACGTAAGCGTGACTTCTCTCCACACTTAGGCCACTGACAGCAATAGCCATCGCGTTTAAGCACCTCTCTGCGAAATTTAACATACTGTGGATCACTGTAATTCCTTTCATCTGTGTTTATTCTGCGGACTTGTTTCTTATATTTCATAATGATGTTG